GGCGTGTCTGCGGACGAACAGGCGCAGAAGGAATTTGATCGGGTGCGCAAAATCCCGAAAGAGGAATGGACGAAACGCCACGCGGCCAAGGTCGGCCTTGGTATCGCCGGCTGATACGGAATTAACATGCAAGACGGACTAAAAATTGAAACGGCTGCCGCGTTCACGCTGCGCGACGCAATCCGTCAGCATATGCAATCGTTTGCTTTGACTATCCGTACGAACCGCCGATCTAATCAAGCCGTAGTTGCGGTGTACGTTGACGGCTTGGCGGGCGCCGTGGCGCTAACGATCGCGGGCGGCCACGGCAGCAAGGAAGACGTCGTTAACGCAACGGTAACTAAGTTGCGTGAAGCTGTGGACCGGGATTTGAGGCATTTGGGAAGAGAACATGCCCAACACTGAACCAAATTCGTTGCCGCCAAACTTTGACAGTTGGATGGATTGGCGCGACCTGTACACGTCGCATGCCGCAGAGTTCAACGCCAGCCCGAAGACTTATTCCGGTGTGGTGTTGCTTAAAATACGGCTGAAGCGCATGGGATTTGTTGGCGTCAATCTGGAACGAGAAATTGAGTTCATAAAAGAAAACGCCTGACAATGCACGCCGGCTTCCCCATAACACCGCCCCCGCTGTTCGTACCGCGCCGGCATCAAACCGAAGGTGTACAGACGCTTATAAACCACGACGGCCGATTCAGCGTCGCCGAAGTCAGCGTCGCGGGTGGCAAAAGCGCGATGTTGGGAATGCTGGCGCTGCATTACAGCCAGTTCGGTCGCGTACTGATAGTTGCACACAACAAGGAATTGGTGGTTCAAAATGTCGAAGCCTGCAAGCAACTTGGGTGTGTCCCTGGTGTCTGCTCCGCATCCATCAGCGTCAACGCCTTCGCAAGAGTTACTGTCGGAACTATCGGAACAATCGTTAGTAGACTCCACCTTTTCCGTGACGTGGTGGCGATACTTGTGGATGAGGTTCACAGGACGCCACCCGCTAAGTCATCGCAATACCGGCGGCTGTTTGATAAGCTCGCACAAACCAAAGTCCACGGACTGACCGCAACACCGTTCCGATCGGACGGCACTGGCGATCTTAACCGTACATTCGGGCCGGTTGTTTTCAAATATTCATTTCTCGACGCGCTCCGCGACGGCTACGTTAAGCCGCTCGTTCCCGTGGATGCCGGCGAGGACGAAACTATTGAGGTCGAAGGACTGAAGACCGTAGCCGGCGACTTCGATATGGACGAAATGGCGCCGCGTGCGATCAAGCTGTCGCCAAGCCATGCGAAAACAATTTTGGAGGTCATGCAAAAGTACGGGCGCCGTCGCGTGCTGGTGTTCTGTTGCAATATCGAGCACGTTGATAAGATGGACGCGGAGCTGCAAAAACTTAATGCCTCAGTTGTCGGCGTGCATTCGCGCTCGCTCACAGGCAAGCGGGACAAAGCCGTTGAAGCATTCAAAGCCGGCCGCGCTGAAATTCTCGTTTCGTGCAATATGTTCACGACGGGCTTTAACGTTGTGGATATTGATTACATGGCATTCTGCCGCGCCACCAAATCTGCCGTACTGTACGCACAAAGCCTAGGTCGTGGTGCCCGTATAACGCCATACGCCGCTAATTGCCTCGTATCGGATTTTGGCGGCAACATTCAACGACACGGCACCCTTGACGCCGTGATGGCAGCTCCGGGGCGCTTGTTGGAGTGTGAAGCGGTGTTACCGTCTGGACCATGCGCCGCCGAATGGGAAACATGGGAAAACGGCAAAACCTGCCCAAAGTGTCAAACACTGCATCGTAGCGCACCGAAATGTAAAAGCTGCGGCGAAGCGTTCGATCCGCATTTCCACGGCATGCGCTGCCCACACTGTCACCAACAGCAATCCGAAATAAAGACGTGCGCAGCGTGCGAGGAAACGTACGCGGCATTCTTGCACCCGATATGCCCGTTTTGCGGTTTCGACAACACCGTAACGATGGCGGCCGGCAAGGATCTGAAAATGCGCGGCGGTGCGAGTGAAGCCGTCAACATTCGCAAACTGGTCGAAGCCGAGCCGTGGCAGGCCGTGGTGAGCCCGCCGGTCAAAAACCCTTCGGGCGGCTGGACGTTGACAACGAAATTCACTACCTGTACATGGCCGTACGAAGTGCTACCCGAGCCGCATTCGGTTTACTTGAAGCGTTCGCCGAACGGTCGGTATGTTGCGGCTGGCGTGTACGACAGGCAAGGACAGATACATCAAAGGTGACGATATGGCGTGGAACCCGCCGCATTGGTTCGTAATGCCGCCTAGCGGTGAAAGTCGCCGTTTTGTAAGTACGCAGGCAATGGTGATGTTCTTACGGAAGCACCCCGGCTGCTTAGTGACTTGGGTCATCCATCAAAGGTGAAACATGGCAAGGACAGTTGAAACGTACAACGCAGCGGTCGAAGCCTGCGTACAGACGATTAAAGAAATGAAAATCAAAACTGCGGATAGAGACGCTGGAAGTGGTTACGTTTTTAATGAAACTCTCAACGAAATCATAAAGGCCATCCGAAAACTTCGCCGTCCTGTCACCTAGCCTTGTACGGATAAAGGCTCTTGACGCCGCCCTAAATTCTTGTCATACAAATCGGCCTTAACCAACGGAGAGCGGAACCATGAAAATCACAGTCGAGTTTGACAGCGAGGAAGAATTCAAGGCGCGAATCAAAAATCCGCGCGGCGAGCGGGGCGACGGTGCCGGGCAGACGACGCAAGCCCCGCCGCCCTTGCAGCCGCCTCAGACGCAGCCTGCGTTCAATCCGACCCCGCCGCCGCCCCAGACAGCCGCGTTTACGCCGCCCCAAGGCTTCCCTGGCGCGCCTGTTGGACAGCCTGCAGCCGATCCTGTCGTATCTGGCCTCGTCCAGCGTATCTCGGCCCGCATTGACAGCGCGCTTGCCAGCGGCCAGCCTGCCGACGCGGTGCTGAATTGGTTCCGCGGGCAATGCGGCGCCGAGGCGTCGGCCGCAACCATGGACCAGATCAAGACTGTTTTTCTGCACAAGCTGGCGCAGCCGGGGCTGGAGAACATTGCGAGATTGATGAACGCCTGACGCGACATTGACCGTCGGTTAGCAGAGGGATCGGCAAAGAAAGATTACTTGCGTTCGCGTCGGGTACAAGGTGATAGGCGTTCAAAGTAATCAACCTCTGCACCGTTTTCATAATTAGGGCGCACAATGGCGTCCTAGGGGCGGCGGCTTACAGGTACAATGCGTTACCCGCCGCCCCTGAATTTTCAAAGGTCTGTACATGCCCCACGCCCTATTCGCACCATCGTCCGCCGCGACGTGGCTAGAGTGCTCTTTCAGCGCCCGCAACAGCATACCGGAAGCGCCAAAGCCATTGAAGACGCAACTTGCAGCGGACGAAGGCACGCGCGGTCACGAATTACTAGCCGCTGCCGTTGCGGAGAATGCTTTTCCTGACGACAGCGACAGTAAAGCAGAAGCCGTTGCTTTAGGTATTAGTTTTGTACGGCAGCTGGAGCCCGGCGATACGTACACGGAATTGACGGTAGAACTAACGCACGAATGCGGCGGTACGGCCGATCTATTCAACGACCATCCGTACATCGCCACGATCATGGATTACAAGTTCGGCAAGTGGGACGTTGACGCGTACCACAACAAGCAAATGCTGACCTATGCCGCTGCATTGCTCAACGAGTGCGATGCCGAATGGTGGCGCCTTGTGATTTTTCAGCCGAACGGCCTAGACGAAATTCCCTTTAAGCAATGGGTCGCACATCGCAGCGAAGTGATTGCGCATCGCGACCGCGTGTTGCGACAGATTGCCGATCGGAGCGCCCCGCGCCCCGGCCCGTGGTGCCGCTGGTGCAACGCATTCCAGCAATGCCCGGCCATGTCGATTGATGCCGGTTTCGTCATGGGTGCCATGTCACGCGTCCCCGAAAGCCTGACCAGCGAGGAACTTGTACGGCTGTTGCGAATCATCCGCGCGCTTGACGACGTGAAAGCGGTTTATGATGACGCACTGACTACAAAATTAAAGCTGGGCTACGCGACGCCGGGTGCCGTATTAAAGCCAGCGCGTGCGTTCCGTGCTTGGAATGACCAAGAGCAAGCGGCCAAAGTGCTATACGAACAATTTGGCCCGCGTGGAATCAAGCCCGTGTCCCCAGCGCAGGCCGAAAAATTGGGGCCGGCTGGTAAGCAATATGCGGCTGTCGGAGCGCATAAGCCCGAAGGGCAGTTGAAAGCGAGTTATTAGTATGATCGGCATTGAAAAACTGACCAAGTATCGGCTGTGTTATCTGGCAACGCCGTATAGCAAATTTCCCAGCGGCATCCACTGTGCGTTTGTCGAAGCGTCGATCTTCGCTGCGAGATTGCTCGCGCTTGGCGTTAAAGTTTATAGCCCGATCGCTCACACGCACCCGCTCGCAATTTACGGCAACATCGATCCGTTAAACCTCGATATTTGGTTGCCATTCGATGCTGCAATGATGGACGCTTCTGAGGCGCTACTGGTCGCCGAAATGACGGGCTGGCAAACCAGCAAGGGCATTAAACACGAAATCGACTATTTCACAGACGCCGGGAAGGATGTTCATTTTTTGCCATACCCCCTATAAGACTCACTTGACCCTACCTGCCTTTGTCAGTACACTCCAAATTCCCTACCGGCTGGGTTAGCCGGATTGATAAATGATAGGTGATAAAATGGCTAACAGACAATACGAAGCTGCAACAGTGTTCAATGCTCGCATTGCTGACATGCGGCATCTGTGGACGCCGAGCACAGTGTACAAAGGGCAGCCGACGCAAAAGCCTAACTACTTCGCCATGTTCTTAGTTAAGAAAACCGTGGCGCAGTGGTTTCAGGAACCGGCACTCGCGGGCATTTCGGCGGCGTGCGGCAAGATCTACCAGAACAACCCGCATATCCTTGTTTGGCCCGTCGTTGACGGCGACATGCCGAGCCCGGAAGGCAAATCATCTGAGTTTGCCAAAAGTCATTGGCTGTTTTCGGGATCGAGTGCCAACCCGCCGAACGTCGAAATCGTACAAGCCGGCGGTGTACTTACGAAGCTTACGAACAAAGTCGGTGTAAAATCCGGCGATTACGTCATGGCCGGCGTGACTGCGGCCGTAAAACAGAATGACCCGCGCGGCGTCAAGCTCTACCTTAACGCCGTCGTGTTTTCGTCGCCGGGCGAGGAAATCGTATTCGCCAACTCCGTCAGCGGTGCCGAACTGATGCGTATGGCGGAACAGCAAGGCTTGCGTCCAGCGGGTTTCAGTCCTTCGCCTGGAGGCTTTACGCCGCAACAGCCCTTTGGCCAGCAACCGCAGGGTTTTACGCCGCCGGGAAGCAGCTTTGCCCCTACTCCGGGCGCCCCTGCAGCCCCGGCCTTCGCTGCCCCGGCCCTCACTGGTCCGGGTTTCGGTGGGAATGCGACATACCCTTCTAACCCCTTCGCACCGCGCTAAACCGTCAGAGAGGGCGGGGACTTCGGTCCCCGCTTTTTCCATGCCGCATCCTGACGACCTATTGGCCGATTTTGAGACGCGCAGCCGTTGCGATCTTAAAAAGGCCGGCGCGAGGCGCTATGCGGCCGATCCTTCGACCGGCATCACGTCGGTCGTTTGGCAGTTTCGCGGCACCCGCAAACGCGCCTGCCCTGTGCATCCGCATTTAGGCACGCACGCGCTAACGGACTTGTATGTCGATGTACGGCAATGCCGCCGGTTTGTCGCGCACCACGCAAATTTTGACGTGAGTATTCTACGCGCGGTCAATCCGTTTCTCGATCTGCCGCTGCCAAAAATCGACTGCACAATGGCGCGGGCACAATCGCTTGCACTTCCCGGCGGTCTTGACGAAGTTTGCAAGACACTCGGCATTCGGGGCAAAGACCCGCGTGGACGCGAACTTGTCATGAAGACATGCCGGCCGCAGCGTGACGGCACTTTCAACGAAGATGTACAGACATTTCGTGAGTTGCTGGAATACAATGACCGGGACGTAGATTGCCTAATCGATTTAGATAGTCGGCTGCCGCCGCTCACGCCAGACGAGCGTTTGATTTTTGAACGTACATGGCGAAAGAACGAAATCGGTTTGCCGATCGACGTACATTTGGCAACCGCCATTGCAATGCGACGGCAGGAAATTGAGCAAGAGAGTACCGCGACGCTGATGGAACTGACGCAGAACGCGGTAACGAAACTGTCACAGCGCCAGCGCATTATCGAGTGGTGCAACAGCGGCAACCGCGCTGCCGAGTTGGAAAGCACGCAAAAACACATCGTCGCTGAAAAACTGGCCGATGAAAATTTGCACCCCGACGTACGGATTGTTTTGGAATTGCTGCAATCCGAAGGCGGCTCCGCGCCACTCAAAGCGCAAGCCCTGCTGGATCGGCACGTCGGCGGCTTTTACAAAGACGCCACTCGGTACTTCGGCGCGCGGTCAGGCCGTGGCACGTCCGAAGGTGCCAACATGTTTAACATAGCGAGACCATCGGGTAAGTACGACGGGCAGGACGGACGGCCGACAATCGATAGCGTTATTCAGGGCCTTAAAGCCGGCTTCAAATATAACAACATTGCGCTTACCGATTGCCTTCGCAGTACGGTCGTAGCTCCGCAAGGCTGGATGGTCTGCGACAACGACTTATCGGGCGCAGAATACCGCCTCGCAATGTGGATGGCGGGCGATACCGAGCGTCTGAATGTGTTGGCGACCGGCGGCGATCCGTACATATACAACGCCATTGCCATGGGACGTTGCCCGCCGGGATCTACCAAAAAGACGCACCCGCATGAGCGACAGAGCTACAAATCGGTGACGCTGGGCGGCAACTACCAACTCGGTTGGAAAACATACATGGCGCACCAGCGTCGCGCCGGCAACAACGTAGACGAAATCAAAGCCCGCTCCGATATTGACGGCTACCGGCAAGCAAACCCACTTCTCGTGTCTCTTTGGTTTGCGCTCGCCGACGCGTTCAAGTTCGCGATTTATGAGCAACCGGGCCGCATATTTCCTGCTGGCAAAGTCGCTTTTCAGAAAGATAGCCACGGCACCGTATGGATGCTGCTACCGTCCGGCCGCGCCGTACCGCACTATTCCGCGCATATCACGTACGGCGGTGAAATGGTGTTTTTCCGGGCCAAGTTCGGTGCGATGTTGCGGCGAAAAGCATTTGGTGGTTCGTTGCTCGAAATTGCCTGCCAGTCCATGACGCGGGACTTAGTAACGGCGGCTGAGGCCGACATTGAACGCGAGCTGCCCGACGTAGTGCTGATCTTGGACGTGTACGATTCAATTTTATCTCTTGCGCGTACTGACGTTGCCAGTGTACGGTCGCAACAGATGCGTGAGATTATGCGGCGCCCGCGTGCGTGGACTTCGGGGCTGCCGCTGGATTGCGAAGGCTACGAAAGTCAGAGGATGTCGCGATGATGCAGGATACGTACGAAGATTTTTTGGCCCGCAAATCGGCGCTTCCTGTTCATACGGGACTATCCCGTACTTTGGAGTTGTCGCCTAAACTGCGCCCTTTTCAGCGTGACATCGTCACTTGGGGTTTGCGGCAAGGCCGCGCTGCGGTATTTGCCGGGACCGGCCTCGGCAAGACATTTCAGCAACTATCCTGGGCGAAGGAAATTCAGCACGATACTTGGCGCCGGATACTCGTTCTGGCGCCGTTGGCAGTCGCGCAACAAACCGTACAAGAAGCCAAAAAATTCGATATTGATTCGGTCGAATACGCCCCCGATCGCGCGTCGATTAAATCTAACATCGTTGTGACGAACTATGATCGTATCGACAATTTCGATCCTGCGGATTTTGCCGGCATCGTGCTCGATGAGTCCAGCATCATCAAAGCGCACGACAGCAAAACCAGAGCGAAATTGATTGAGTTCACGCGAGACATTCCGTTCCGGTTGCCATGTACGGCAACACCTGCACCAAATGATTACGTTGAGCTTGGCAACCATGCGGAATTTCTAGGCGTATGCAGCGCCAAGGAAATGTTAGCAACGTGGTTTGTCCACAACAGCTCGATGAAAGCCGTAAGCGCCAAAAACCACGATAAGAAACCGGCTGCGGAGTGGCGTCTTAAGGGCCACGCGGAACAGGAATTTTGGGCTTGGCTTTCATCGTGGTCCGTAATGCTGCGGCACCCTAACGAACTAGGGTACGATGAGCCGGGATACGATCTTCCGCCGTTGCATAAGCATTTTATCACGGTCCCGTCAGATCTTCCCGCTGCGCACACGCTATCCGAACGTTTGCGAGCGCGGCGTGACAGCACAGTTGATCGCGTACGGACGGCGGCGACGCTGGTTAACATGCAACCAGATCGGCCGTGGCTGGTATGGTGCAACTCCAATCTGGAATCTGAAATGCTGACGGCTGCAATTGCCGGTGCAGTCGAGGTTAGAGGTAGCCACCCTGCCGAGCTTAAAGCGCAGCGCCTATTAGGCTTTGCAAACGGCACTGTGCGCGTGCTTGTCAGCAAACCATCAATTGCCGGCTGGGGTATGAATTTCCAACGTTGTGCCGATATGGTTTTTGTTGGGCTCAACGATAGCTTTGAGCAACTATTCCAAGCAATCCGGCGTTGCTGGCGGTTCGGACAAACATCGGACGTACGCGCGTATTTCATCGCTTCGACTGCGGAGGGTGCCGTCGTCAGCAATCTTGCCGCCAAGGAAGCCGCTGCCGATCGCATGGCGGATGAAATGTCAAAGCACACCCGAACACTGATGACGCGAACGCTACATGGCATCCGTACGCTCACGCAACATAAAAACACTATGGAGGTTCCTTCATGGCTGCGGTGATCGATCAAGCGTCCGGTAAGGACTGGCATCTTTGGAACGGCGATTGTGTTGCCGTAGTACGCGCATTGCCAAATGAATCCGTACACTACACTATTTATTCGCCGCCGTTTATTTCGCTGTACACGTTTTCCGACGACCCGCGCGACATGAGCAATTGCCGAGCGGATGCTGATTTCTGGCAACACTATAAATTTTTGATTGCCGAGGTCTATCGCGTTACCAAGCCCGGCCGGCTTGTATCAATCCATTGCATGAACTTGCCAACGTCCAAATTGCGGGATGGTTTCATCGGGCTGCGCGATTTTCGCGGCGACATCATCAAAGCGCACCAGGAGGTAGGTTTTTACTACCACTCCGAGGTCTGCATCCGAAAGGACCCGGTGTCGGCAATGCAGCGAACGAAAGCGATCGGTTTGCTGCATAAGCAAATTGTTAAGGACTCGAGCATGTCGCGCATGGCAATCCCCGATTACATCGTCACCATGCGCAAGCCCGGCGACAACCCGGAGCCGATTGCGGGACAATTCGACGCTTACTACGGTTCTGAAACTACAGTTAACGGCACGCTACCAAGTCGAGAATGGAGCGAAGAAGAAGAAAAGATGATACCGTGCATTGCGTCACCCGGCACGAAGCAGTACAGCATTGCAGTATGGCAGCGGTACGCAGAGCCGGTATGGGACGACATTGCACAAGGCGACGTGCTATCTCGCAAAGAAGCGCGTGAGGAAACCGATGAAGCGCACATATCGCCGCTACAGCTCACGCCGATCCGGCGATGCCTGGAGCTTTGGAGCAACCCCGGCGATACTGTGCTTTCACCTTTTGCTGGCATTGGCTCGGAATTGTACGTATCTCTGCAAATGGGACGTCGTGCGATCGGCGCCGAATTAAAACCGTCGTATTGGCGCCAAGCTGTACAAAATTGCGAGCGCGGTGCAGCGCCGCTAAAAATGCCGTGGGAAGCATGACCGCACAAATCGGCCGTTTCACCATGCGCGACCTAAACCCATGGGAAGGGTCGCAGTTATTCGTACTGACAGGTAATCCCGACGTGACGCGCTATTTAGGCTTTCGTACGCACAAATCCGTGGACGAAGCAACGCAACTCATAGAGCAATACCGCAACAGCCCGACAAAATGGCAAGCCGTGTGTTCTAACAATGAGATTTTAGGCGTAGTCGGCTTGGAGGTCGCGCGGCATCAAGTAACCATGTCGATTATGTTTCGGTCGGGTTGGAAAGCACGCGGTGCCGGCCGCGAGTTTTGCAGGCCGTTCGTACAGTGGATTTTTATACACCCGCAAATTTGGCGGTTATGGACATACGTCCACGTTGACAACATTCCAGGGCGACGCGTGACGGAGCGCATAGGTGCGCAGTGCGAAGGGCTGTTGCGGCGTTTTGAGTTTTTCCCGAATGTGAGTACAGAGCCGCAAGACTGCTATATTTATTCAATCGTTCGTTAAAACGGCAAACTGCCAAGTCCGCTAAAGATGGACCCAAGGCCGCTACCTTTGGCGTTACCTTGCTTCGCTTGTGCTTGCGCCAGCGCCGTTACGTCCGCGTTTTCCGCATTGGTGGTGCTTACGTCCTGACCGAGTGATGTTTGCCCGACGCCGATCGCCTGGAACATATTGCCGAGCGCACTTTCGAGCTGGCCGAACTGTTGCTGATTGCCAGACAGATATTCGTTGTACGCATTGTTTGCATTCTGAGCGACGATGCCGTTGTTGATCGTGCCCAGCGCACGTTCGTTTGAGCCGGAAAGCAGACCACCCTGCGCTGCTGCGCTGTTGTTCTGTGCTTCGTCCGCTTGCTGTAGCTGGTACTGCGCAGCCGGCGTGTTCGTGTAGCTCGACATGAATTGATTGTAGCCCTGCGTGTTGTTCGCAAAGGCTGACGCACCACCGATGGCATTTGAAGCAGTTGGCAGGAACGATTGACCAAAATTGATAAAGGGCTGTTGCATGCCCTGTACGGCATTCGTGTTAGCCGTAACGGTGTTTTCGCCTTGCGTAATATCTTCGGAACCGATTTGAGCGCCAATAATTTGGCCGATGCCGCTGCCAAGGCCACTGCCCATGCCGGTCGTTGGTGCCATCGACATTTCAGGTCCCTTGCATTTTGTATGACATTCGGGTAAGCATACCATCTATGGCCGTGAACACCATAATGATTTCGGGCAGGCTGCCCAAGGCCCTCGTAGAGCGCCTGGACTACGTAACCCGCAACATCGACAGTGACACGGTAAAGAACCGCTCTGCGGCGCTCCGTGAAGCGCTGGAGGCATGGCTGCCGGGGCGCGAAGATCGGTTAAGGGAGCTGGGTATCCTTGCCAAGAAAACCCGTTAAGAAGACGCCCAAGCCGAAGGGGCCTTCGGAAAACGAGATTCACGTAAAGGCGTGGGCTTGGGTCAGGCAGGCGCACCCGGCGCTGCTTATTTTTCATGTCGCCAACGAACGTAAAGCCCATGTCCAATATCACGTCAAAATGAAGCGCAAAGGCGTGCTTGCCGGCGTGGCTGACTTTCTCGCGTTTCCGGCCGATGGCCGTAAACTCGCGATCGAACTGAAAGACGGCAAGGGCGCGCAAGATGCGGAGCAAGTCAAATTCCAACGGCGATGGGAGGCCGCCGGCGGTCTTTATTTTATCGCACGTACGGTTGAGGATTTCCAGTTTATTATTGGTATGATGCAATTTAGCTGATTTGACATCAATTTGTAGACGTGCTATTGTACGTACATCGTAAATGCTGGAGAGTACGCCATGCTTATAAAAGACTGGGTAGGTCAATTGTATTGCATAGAAATTGCCTATGTAGCGTTCCTCGGCGGTTTCGTTGTTTGGATTGATGACGATCCATATAATGAAGGCGAGCCGTTTAATTCGCGCCGCGACGCCATTGCCGCAATGCGGCACTTATTCCGGTAATGTGGATGCGCTGGCACCTGAGTCACCGTGCGGACCCTCTCGCTGTACCTCTAGCGGATCGACATTATAATCGACAAAAAATAGGTTCCCCGCAATTCGCACCACCCGGCCGCTGCGTAGTTTTATTGTCAGACTGCATGCGAGCTTTCTGGATTACGTCATGGCCGTACGCACAATACGTTAAGCATCAATGGGCAGGTGCGTGGACGTGTAGCGCGTTTCGTTCTGAGGATGCAGGGATTGCTTCAGAATTAATAAAAGAAGCAGTTGCAGCAACTCGCGCTGTATACGGTGATGCTCCGCCGCTAGGTATGGTTACGTTCTTAGATACGAAGGAAGTGAAACCCATAAAAGTACGTGGTATTCCAACATGGGGCCGTACATGGGAGTTAGCCGGTTTTAAACATGTAGGATGGACGAAAGGCGGTCTTATGGCATTTCAGTTGCTTCCGTCAGACATGCCCGCCCCGCATCCGGCTTTGCCTATGGACGCTTATCCATGGCGAGTACGTAATTAAGCAAACGCAACCCACGCACCGGCAATCTTGCCGTACAAATACGAACCGACGCCGCCCGTGTTGTTGATGTATAAATCATCGTTATTGCCGAGCCCGGCACCGGGAGCGCCGGAACCGTTTAAGATCTGGTTGCGCGCCGTCAGAGTTACGATACTAGCAGTGTTGGCTGCGATGTTGGCGGTATTCGTCGCGATACTATTGGTGTTGATCGTGATGTCGGCGGTATTTGTCGCAATGTCGGCAGTGTTGGTCGCGACCTCCGCAGCGAGAGTGGCAACTTGGATAAACAGTGCCGGCAATCCTTGAACTTCGTCAGGATCGATTAGTCCTTGACTATTTAAGATAGATTGAATTTCGAGCAACCATCTATTTAGTTGCTGACCAAAAGCGCCGAACGATACGGGCAGTTGCGGCGGTGGTGGTAGTTTCAGCGCCATCACGTACCTGCCGATATTTGCGCAAATATTTCGTCAATTGTGAACGGCGCTTGTACACCGCTGTACTGCAGGCGGAATTGGCGCCGCCGTCCCGTACCAAAACTGCGACCAATTGCACGCCGGGTGCCGGGCTGCGGCATCGTGATTTGCCGAGCGCCACGCCACGTCACAGCTCTATCTTCGGACCAGTCCAGTTGAAAATTTCCGGCTGCCGGTCCCATGGACGATGTTACGTCGATTGAATCATAAGTTTGTCGTGTTTCCTGTCCGCTGGAACTAGCTTTTATTAAGTTGCCTGCACTTCCGCCAAGCCAAGGCGTTATTATCATGCGCTGCAAAGCACCAGCCGGTTCCGAATTGCTGTTTATGTTCACCGTACAGACTTGGCCGGTGTCGAGCCCCACATACGTAACGCCGCCAACATATTCCGTAGCGCAACGACCCGCATGATCTAGCCGTCCACCCGGCGACTGTCGGTAAGACCAGACGCCAGTCGAACCACACAGCTCCAAAGTCCACTGGCCGGGCAGCGTCAATACGTAGAAATCGCCGCCGCCCTGCCCGTACGCGTATGCCGTCAACGTCGCTAGTTGCGTAGTCGTGAGTTGTTGCAAGAGCAAATCAATCCATGCCGGCGATATTGGCTGACCAGTTTGCCCCGTACACATCCATATGCGGCGGTCGGTTCCCACGAACATGATTATATCGCGTAAAATTGCCAGAGATAGGCGTGCAGCTAGCCCCACGGAATAGAGTGAATTGGGGTACGCCGTGAATGCGAAATCCGTCTGTCCGCCGGGATTGTACCATTGTTCAAGCGAGCGGGAGCCAAGCGGCCACAACACAAGCCCCGACACTGCAAGATCTACGACGCGATCGGCGCGGGCTTCCTTCGTCGCAAAGCTGTTCGGTAGTACGTTAGCCGGGTCCAGCGGTTGTGAGCTGTACATTTTGGCGTCTTGATTAGCGTAGAAATTGGACGCGGCGGACCATACCGTTATGTTATTTAATTCAGCAACGGCGGACGGATCGAAGTTAATACTGGCGTCAAAATCGGCGTTGACGACGCCAGCGGCCGGCGTTGCCGTGTAGCCTGTGCCGTATTCTGCCGGATTATTGGTATTCGCGTTAGACGCAATGGCGAGCGCCGTACGATCTTCGGCAAAACGCATAACCGGCTGCTGCGCATTCACGGCGACAAAACCCGCCAACGTCGGCGCCCCGGTTTCCGCACCGTAGTATATCGAGCCGTCCGCGTGCCCGGTCCATACCGTTTCAAGCGCCTGCCCTATGGTAATGCAAGGTGCTGCTGTAGGCTGGCAAACCTGCGTAAGCCCTGGCGCACCGACAAGACGCGCTTTACCGGGCTTGCCTTCTTTTTGTTCGCGCGGGACGACGCGCACATTGACAAGTTTCCCCGCGCCTTGATCTAAGTTAAGAGGATCTTGGAACGAACCTAGTATGTCGATTGTACTCATCTATGCACGCACGAAGCGTAACCACATTTGGCCTCTGGCGTAGTCACGCCAGCGCGCATTGACACGTTCGGCGTCCGCAACGATAGGGTCCGTTGGGCTTAGCACGCGACCGTACGAGCCCATGATGCGGCGGCCGAGCAACAGCGTAGCGTCGTGTATGCCTTCCGGCGGCAATGCAACCACGTCGCTGCCATCCGGTGCGGAAATCAAGGCCAGCCGGCCGCCGTATTCGATCAGCGCCTTTGCAGGGGCGCGCGGCGGCTGCCATGCAGTGATCAGCACCGAACCGTCCGCCTGTCGTTCCTGATGCCATTTGGTTATAATGCCGGGGTACGTCGTGCGTACAACATCCGAAATAGGAACCATGCGGGTTTCGCGGTTCACTGTCAAAACTATATCGTTCATCCAAATAGCGCGTACGGCTACTGCGTCAACTTGGACCAAATACAAGGGGCTGCCGCTGCCGACTACAAACGAATAAATTTGCAAAGGAATACCGGGGGGCAGTGTGACCGCAAGGCGCTTGATGAGGTACTGACACGCGCCGTCTGCTTGTTCGTTGCGGAGCAAATCATTTAGGATGGCGACGTTGTTCACTATGTCCGTGGCTGTGGGTGATTCAGTTTGATCTACTATACCGAATAGGTGCAGTGCTTCCGTGATGATTTGGGCGGCGGTGGTCATCGTTTTTTAGCCTTGTGACGCTTGCGTTCAATTTTGGTTGCACTCTGATGTATTCGGCATCGTTTATGTAAAATCATCTTACCTTTGTGCTTACGCCACGAAAAGCGGTATTCGTGAGTAAGCCCACAACCGCAACAAGTTATAAACCAGAACCGCGGAACGGTAGTCCACTGTGAAAAATGCCGAGACGAAATTTGTACGGATTTCCTCTTTTTGAGTTTTGCCCAGCGGAATGCCATATCAAACCTGCTTCACGGCAGCCCAAGGCGGCGACCATAGTTGATCGTTCGGCAAATCTGAGTCTGTCTGCGTCACACCCGCCAGCTCACCCGCTTCATTTGGCGGTGTCACTGTACGCACGGAATTGCTCGGAATGAAAGTGCCATCGTAATCTTGCGGTACGATGGTTGTCAGGTTAAAGACTTTGCTCGGTAGCGGAGCGTTCGGCCCCATGAACGCCGCCGACTTTCCAAGGCTGGCGTAGTACGGAACCGACGTAAGCAGCTTGGCGAGCCGCGTTGCATCGTCCGGCGCGGCAACAGGTGCGGCAGCGAATACCGCCGTGGTGCCGCTCACGGGGCCGTTGCCCCATATGGCGTCGAGATTGTAACGGAGTGGCAGCGGTTCCGGTGGCGGTTCAATCGATTTATCGGGAAACGCTTGAAAGTCGTAAATTTCTGGCCAGGGATCAAAACACGGACGAGTAGAACGTCCGCTTGTTTTTGTACACACAAGCAAGCCGGTCAGACGCTCGCGCTTCAGGGTGCTGTAAAGGACGCGGGCGTTGCAGCGTGAGCACGCGCCCCATACGGCATAGCTGGGGAACTTTGGGACGCCCGTGTGGTGCGGCGTTGACATGCCGGAACTGTATCACACCGGCTGCGATGTAAAAAGGCCCCCGGTTCGCCAAAACCGAGGGCTTAAGTTGGGAGGTTAACGCCTTACGCAACGCTTACGCATTATCTGCGCCAGGACTGACATAAACGGTTCTCCAGTCCACTATGGAAGCGGCACACCGGAACCAAAGCGCCATGAGCTTCGCTTGGTTGCTCCAGTTGCTATCCTCGCGCATTTCCAGCGCGGAACGCTCCCAAAAGGTGAAGCCCTGGCCGTTGTCCTTGTCCTGTTCGGACGTTTGGATGAAATAGTTGTCTTTGTCCACGAGGTACGGCGTTTCAACGACTTCCGGCAGCGCGCCAGTCGATCGCAGCACGTTGATGTTGTTCGTCTGCGCGTTCCACTGCAACGGCGAGCCGAGAATACGCCGGGTTTCCGGGCCGCTTTCCGGAGACAGGATGACGCGGCGCGGCAGCTCGTTGATGATAAAGCCGCGGCCGTTGCGTGTGTACGAAATCTGAATGACGGCGTTCTCAAACGCCAGTTCCGACACGTTGGCCGAAACGAGCAAATTGCTTTGCAAGCCGGAAGCGGTTGGATGGCTCGCGGAGCCCAGCGGCACGCCGTCAGCGCGGATGCCGTTCACGGCATCGACGGCGACCTGAAGTGGCGCATGGGCAATGTATTCTTCGGTTTGACGCGCGCTGAAAGCCAGCTCTTTCATCATGCGGGCGCCGACATCTTCGTACAGATTGTCGTCTTCGGCTTCGCGAGATACCGCGACAGCGAGGCCGTACGAAGCATGTGTGACCTGAGTGCGGTAGCCTTCGTTCGGTACGTCGAATTGCACGGGCTCCAGTTCCGGCTGCTGCACGGCGAGGCCAAGGCCGGCGCGCTCGGTCATGAATTCTTCAAATGCTTTTTCGGAGGGCTTCGTGTCGAAGAATTTTGTGTAGATCGGTTCGAGCCGTTCGTAGTCCAAACCGAAAAGGGCATAGAGCCCCGGCCAGTATTGACTTGGCTGCAAGGAGCGATCGATTACCTGCACGTTTTATCTCCGTACGTTGCAGCCTCGCGAGGCCAAAGGACGCCAAAACCCTATAGCGGGTAAGGGAACTTAGCACCCAATGCGGCCGGGCGCAATATGTGGTATAGAGGCTCTTGATTTGTCATACCGACTGTCATACAAGGGGCCGCATGCGCGATCTTCCCGTTCTAAAGCTGGACCTAACGAAGCCACAAGATTTTGGCAACGTCGCCGAAAAACTTGGCGAGGATGAACGCCGTACGCTCGCAACCGATGTTATTGCGCTGATCGGCATAGACGAACAATCGATGTCGGATTGGCTTGGGGAGGCCAAAGGTTACCTCGACAAAATTGACAACGACGAAAACGACAATCCGAACGACCGCGAACAAGAAGGCGCTGGGGAAGAACCGCCGCCAAAAACCGAAATGACATTGTCTGCGGTCATTCAGTTTTCAGCCCGCGCGACCGATGCTCTGCTAGGCGAACCGGATTTAGCGCGGGCCAGCGAGCCAGGTAGCGAAGACTTAGCAGCGTGGGTATCCAGTCAACTCCGTACAAAAGACCCAAACTGGACTTTGGACACGGACCCGCTCGTAATTCATATGTCCGTTACCGGTTTGGGCTGGCGCAAGCGCGACTTTGACGATGAAGACCGCGTATTTCATTCGGCCTTTCGTCCGTGTACGGATGTTATCATAAATAGCAGCGTTCGTTCCGTAGAGCGCGCCCCGCGTATTACTGATATGTTTGAACGTTATCCGTACGAAATAGATCGTTTGATCGAACGCAAAAAATGGGTTGCTTACGAACCTGTTTATGATGAACGCGACCCACAAGCGCCGAAACGATTTTACGATGTTGACTTGTGGCTTGATCTTGACGGCGACGAAATAGACGAACCATGGACCGTCGTTATCTCGCGAGACGATACGCCGGAAATTGTACGTATAAAGCCGCGGTGGTCCAAAAAGACTGTCGTAAGTACGGACGATGTTCTGTATTTTAATCCAATCCGCCGATTTTATCCGTACCGATTCCTGCCGGACCCGAAGGGTACTTTCCTGCCCATGGGATTTGGCAAGTTGCTTGATCGTACGGAAAGCTCTGCCGATCGGCTTTTAGGGTCCATTGTAGATACCGCCAAAAGCGAAAGTGAAAATGGCGGCGTACTTGCCGGTGGCGGCTTTGGATTGCCCGACAAAGTTGAACTAAAAAATAATCGCATTGCCACTGTCAATACGGACGGCGCCCCACTCGCTAACAGGTTCTCTCCGTTCCCGGTCAAATCAGTGTCGCCCGGTTCCGTCGCAACGCTCGAAAAATTGATGACGCTTGGCGACCGTCTTGCCGGCACGCTGAACCTTTTGGAAAATGCGCCGTCGTCCATGACTGCTACCATGGCGAAGGGCATCATAGACACTGGCACGCAAGTCCAGTCCGCTGTACATCGGCGGCTCGTCGCGTCCATGACGCAAGAATTTCGCATGTTCGTCCAGATGGCGGATGCCTACGACATGCTGCCCGAAGGCATATCGGCTTCCGGCAAAGACGGCGTAGCAGTCACGGCGGACCCATCGTTGGCAACCGAAATGCAGCGTACGGCATTGGCCGGCATTTACATGGAGTTGATGAAAGACCCTATGACGAAATGGGACGAGGTCCGCATGCGACTGTATCGCACGCTGCGGCTTCCTGACCCGCAAAAACTGATAGGCCAAGGTCCGCAGCCACCGCAAGCCACGCCTAACGAAAAAATGAAAGGCATGATTGGCCTTGGCAAGCTGCAAATCGACCAGATGAAGGCTAAGGCGATGGTGGCTGTACAGCTTACCCAAGCCTTGCTGAATATGGTCGAAGCCAGCGGCGGAATGCTTGACAATCGAGCGGCTTTGCTGCAAATGGCACAGATAGAACAAACCGTACAAGAGCTAATGGCGGGCGCGAACAATGCAGGCGGCATCCTTAGCGGAATGGATCAACAGTCAGGAAACCAGAGCCCTGGTGACGTATCTCAAGTTCCGCCGGGAACCGGGGGTGGCAATGTTCCTCCAGGGTCTGCCGACAATCCCGGAAATGCAGGCGCGATCAGCGGGAGCTGACGAAATATTGCGGCTGTTGATGCAGCCGCCGGAAAAGATCATTGAAGCGTTTGAAAACGCGGCCAGAGAGTTAAAAGACCACACCCGCGACCGCCCGGAGCTACGTTAATGAGCAACATCGGCGTACATGATTTCGCTATACCTCACGGCGACGTACAGCCGACGCGGGATATGGTGCTTGTTCGGTTGCCACTGTCACCTAAGAAGGTAGGAAGCTTTTACGTTCCTGACGGGTTCCGCGACATGGCACAGCATAACGTCATGGTTGGCCGCGTTGTCGCCATGGGGCCGCTTGCGTTCGTCTATAAAGACGCAGGTGGAAATCTAGCGCGGCAGCCTGTAAACATAGGTGACTGGATTGTTTTCCGTCCGTACGCTGGTACGCAGACGACAGGCGGCAAAATTTCCACAAGTAACTGGCGCTACCTGTCCAGCTTTCAAGACGTGATCGGCCTCGTTCCCGCGGATAAGATGCCGGACCCGGCAACGCTGCTATGGGAAGAAGCTGAAGTCGAAGCCAGGACGGCCACGCCCGGACCCAAACCAACAGAGAGTTTCGGCGGCGAGCCGCGCGAACGTATCACGATAAAGGATAAACCGCGATATGACGGTCCTTTCGAATACGGAAAACTGTGCCCCAGCGGCGTTCCTTGCACGTCGGATCGTTGCAGGGAAGCGGATCAATGCTTAGGTGGCGCGTACAGCCAATAAAGGTGCCCGATGCCCGAACTTAACGTCATGTTGCTGGAACAAGCCCGCAACGGCTTGCAAGCGGAACTTGATACCGCCGTAACGAACGGCGACACAGAAGCGGCGCGCAAGGTCGCTGCAAAAATTAGTGACTTGAACGGTGCCGCCGCGCCCAAGCCGTCAACGGCGTACGGTGACACTGAGATTCACGCCGAGCTGAACAAACTGCCGTGGTTCGGCGTGGACCCGAAGAAGTCGGGCCGTACGATTGAACTTGGCAAGACGATGGACCCTAAGAAATTCGGTACGGCTGCCGAGTTCGCGGCGGCGCTGGTCAAAGTCGTTGACGAAGAATTTAAGCCGGCTGCCGCCGCGGCGCCGGAAGGCGAAACCGATGAAGAACGCGAGACGCGGGAAGCCGAAGAAGCGGAAGCTGCTGCCGCCAAAGCGAAAAAACCACGCGCCAGCGACGGCCCAACGGAAGGCGATGCCGGCGGCACGCGCCAGCGCCGTACATCGGGACCGTGGGTGAAGATGTCCGATGCCCCCGCCGACGTGCAAAGAGAAATAAACCGCACGGCGGACAAGTTCGCTCCGAAGACCAAGGAAGGGCGCGAAAAATTCGTGGCCAAGGCGCTTGAAGCGCACTATGCTAAGGCGCAGCTCGCCAAGGGAAAGAAACCATGAACCGTCGCAAAGCTACGTTAGTTCTTGCCAGCATAGTTGGCGTCATGGCCCACAAAGTCAAAGCCGAAGATCAGCAGCCATCTTGGTCATCATCAGGTATCACTCCGATGGCGAACATTTCCTTAAGACCGACGTCAATGATTTTCGATCTCAAAGGCTTCAAAGACTATACATTCCACTTAGAAGGCAAAACGCTAACTTTCACACCCGAAGAATTATTCGAGGCACTTTCATCATGAACAACGACCCAACAAACCCCTTCGCCGGCATCCCCGGCGCGCTGAAGCCAAACCCGCCGCCTGGGGTGCCGGAGCCGCAAACTGCCGGCGACGCCATGGCGAGCGCGTCACCATTCAAAGAACCGCTGGACGTTGATGAAATCATCAAAAACCTGACGCTCGATCGGCCGCTGAAGCTGTTCATTCCGAACAAGGAAAAATATCCACAATACGAATTCAGGATCATCAACAGCATTCCGCATGAAATTGCGGACGCCCACAACAAAGGCTTTCGCGAAGTCACCGACCCGGAAATGTCGGCGCTGTTCCGCGATCTTGTCGCCGGTACGGACAAGGAAGGCAAGGCATTTCGGCCGATTCTGTGCGCGCGTTCAAAGGCCGTTGGCGAGCACATCCGCAAACGCTATCGCATTCAGCTTGCCAGTCTGTACGCCGGCATGGACCCGAGCAACAAGGATCTGGCCGGTAAATACACGTCCAACGTGGACGCCAAAGATGGCACCAAAGGACAATTCACCGGGGCCGGTTTCCGTATCAAGACGGGGTAGAAAATGATACTGTGGGCTGTATGGTTAGCCGTCATCGCAGGCAGTTTTGCGCTGTTTGAGGGGCAGGCACTTTACCGGGGCACCCCGACATTATCGCGCTGGGTGTGGACCGTAAGCAAAGCGTGGCCGCCGTTCCCATACGTTGCCGGTTTTATTACCGGATTTCTCGCCTGCCATTTTTGGTGGGGCGGAATTGCGTGCTTCGCACCTGTACAATAAAATCCGTACTGTGGCACGCAAGCCACACCATACGGGCGTATAATCTCCGCAGGGCATCACGCCCGATATAGGGGACCCATATGCGCAGACTTATGTTGCTCACCACGGCGTTGACCGCGCTGGCAATGCCGGCAATGGCAGCCGATATGGCGGTCAAAGCCGTTCCGCCCGTTCCGTACGTCGCACCCGTTACTTGGTTTGTCGGTGTCCTTACTGAGGCCGACGTAGCCCAATCGAGCGTCAGCGGGACCAATGTCTTCGCCACAAGTCTCGCCAGCGGCGATCTGACGGCCACTGGTGGCTCGGTTGGCGGTCGAGTCGGTTTCATCGGCACCGGACAACTCGGCTGGTATCGAGGCATCCTGACCGGCGAATGGGCCAACATCTCCGGCACCAACAGCGTAGGCGCCACGGCGACCACAAGCGCCGCCAGTGCGTCGATCGCGAGCCGGTGGTCTTCAACCCAGGAGTTCGATATCGGCGTCGAGTGGCTGCAGCGGATCACGGCGGCCCTTCCTACGCTCGGCAACATCAATCTGTTCCCGAGCATTACGCCAATCACCCCGAATGTCCCTGTCGGTACGCCCCGGCAATATATCGGTGCCGGCTTAAAGGAGGCCGGACTCAGTGGCTCGTTTGGCATGGCCAGCGGAACGACAGTCGGCGTCTATCCGATGGTCACTGGCGGCTTCATCTGGCCCACGCTCGGCACCAACGGCAAACCCAATGGCGGCGCAATCGATGCATCCGCCGGCATTGCTTTCCCGGTCAAGGGCTTCAGCATGGGGAACGTGTTCGCTACCAACGGCGCCCCGCTCACGTTCGGGGCTGGTGCCAATCTCGGCACGCAATACTGGACGCGGCTGAGCTATGACTTTGGTTTGTGATGCGTTTGGGGGCGGCTAACTGCCGCCCCCATTTTACTTTAGCGAATTTTTTCAATTGCCTCGATAACAAGACTCGTAACCGTACGCCGGGTTTTCTTCGCCTTGGCGTCGATTTTGGCCTTTTGCGCCTTGGTCAAGCGCATATCTAGCCGTTCCGAACGGGCGTCACCGTTAAGCTTGTGTTTTACCGCGCGCCGTGCCGCCTTTAGCAGCGCCTTCACTGGCCGCTTTTTCTTCGCTTTCGACTTAGCGGCCTTCCGCTTTTTGGCTCTGGGCTTCACAAGCCGTTTTTTCTTCGCTTTCGGCTTGGTGCGTTTTTTGGCCTTGGGCTTCGGCTTTGCCGGTTCCGGCGGGCCAATGTCTGCGAGAGGGGTATCCATGGCCTACAATCCTCGTACGGTTGACGATGGCGATGGCATAGCGTACATTGCCGCACAGGTCAACACAGGTACGGAATGGAGCTGGAAATGAGCATCGATGACGTGACGCCCGAAGAAACCGTCAGAATTGCCGGTATCCTTGAACAAAAGGTTACGCAGGCATACGCCGACAAAAACAAGTTCAAGGCCGAAGCCGATTCCCTGCGCACAGCACTCGACGTAATGACCGCTGATCGGGATTACTGGCGACATCGAGGCGAAGAAGCCGAACTGGAGCGCGACGAAGCGCGCGAATCCGAAGAATACATGCACCGTCAATGGGAGAACGTCGGCGCGGTTGCCAGAGAAACGCTGGAGTATCGTAACGCACGCAAAAAGAAACCGCGTCCGCAGCTCGTTCTATCGGCTACCGAAACGGACGAGGCGCGCCACAACGCGACGGTCGCACAATTTGCGCCGCCTCATATTCGGAATCAAGAAAGGCAATAACAGGACGATAGCATGGCAAAAATGAAATCAGATATTCCGCTCGATCAAGCCATTGCTCTTGTTCGCGCATGTCAAAAGCTGAATTGCGATACAGCCGAACAACTATTCGCGATGGTTGAACGTCGAGCCGCAGAGGCGGCTAAGGCCGTCGAGCTGCGGGCCGCGCTGGCACCGTTTGCTAATTGGGCAATGCACCCATCGGAAAAGCCGTCGCTTACGGATTGCAATCGCGCTCACCGAGCCTGGAAGAAATAGCCACTAACCGCCGATTTGCCGTCAACTCTCAATCGCCATCGAAATAGCACAACAGTCCCAACGATCGGGGGAGCGACCAATCTCTTTCCTGATTTTCTCTTTCGGCGTCATAAACAACCGCGCTTGCTCATCACGCCGGCAAGCATTTTGTCCCCACTTGTACGCCGCCGCTTCCTCTTGCGCCATTTTATCATTTGGCATCGATACCCGGCCGCCAAGCCAGCGCAGCAACTTGTCATGCAACTCCGCACGGCGATTGCCGTACATGACAGAATTATGGGCGCCATGGCTGAATACCACAGGCACGATCTTTTCCGATCCCAACTCTCGCATGCGCAAACGGCAGCCGGCGACTAAATCGCGCCCATAGCCACCCGTGCCGTCGATCAAGATAGCGTCCATGTCGAAACGCTTGTATGTCGCTACGAGCCAATCTGATGCCACATTGGCGTCACGGCTGGCCAGCTCGCCCCATACCCGCGCCCCGATCGCGGAGCCTTGCCGATCGCAAACAAAGGGCTTGTCCTGACCGTCGCCTGCCGGGTCCACGCAAAGCAGCTTCAATGCCCCAGCGGAAGGCGCCGGCTTGCTGGTCATGGCCGCTTGGACCAGCGACGCCGGGTAGAAATCCAGCGTACTGTCGGCCATGAAACATTCGCTATAAATAGCCGGATATTCCTGCCGCGTCAGCCGATGAATCGTCTCGGGCTGACCGCCGTTCATAGTCGCAATCGTGTAGTTTTTCAGCCAAAAGAAATAGAGGTGTTCACGGTCCAGGCCGTGCAATTTGGCGTAGTCCTCAAACTCCCTAGGAGCAACCCAACCTGCAGGAACCTCTATGCGGTATTCCGGCATGACGGTCCACGGTAGGAAATGAATACGCCACGGTCCCTTGTTATTTTGTTTGTGGGCTTCCTCGCACATATTGTAGAACATGCCGGATTGCCCATTGCCGGTACTTTCCTGCGTTATCTCCGTCCCCGGTAGATCTTGTACGGTTTGCAAAAGACCCGATGACAAATCTTCCGTGTTGTCGAAGAAAGCTGCTTCCGACAGATGCAATAAATGAAAATCATCGGAACGGCCGATGTCGCCGCCGTCCGCAGACGCAACTTTGTATAGCGATTTCAGCTTATCAAAAATCAACTCGTACGAGTTCGTAGCGCCGATCGATGGGCGCACGGCCGGCGGCAAACCATTAGCAAATTCCTTGATTTCACGGTGCAAATTACCCGCACTATCCGCGCGGTGCGCCACAACTTGCGCACGCCGACCGAACATAGTTGCAGTTTGGTGAAAGTACCGACCGCCGATGTACGTACTGACGCCCATGCGGCGTGCTTTGGGTATGAGTGCCCGCACCATGCCGAACACTTCGCGCTCCCGCTCTATGCGGACATGAAGTATCCGTTGTGCGCTGTTCAATATAAATGGAATGCGCTCGCCGCCCTCGCGGGGGCGTATGCGCATAAACTTTTCGCGGTAATAGTCGAAATTACAGAGTTTCGCCCGTACGGCTTCTTTAGTCTGTACGGGCGAAACTGCCGGCGCGGTCCACGGGAAATTCAAGGGGATGCCCCGATTTGACAAAGCCAAAATTTTAGTTTATTGTACGTACATCGAAAACGCAGAACGCTGGAGAGCAAAGATGAAAATAGACGAAAGCCGCAAAGGGATGCTGCCGTGGGCCGTCGCCAAAAAGCCCGGTTACGTAGGTAAAGCATCCGGCCTGTACTTTCATTTTTACCGCACTGAGAAAGAAGCCGAAGCGTGCCGCCGCGCTTTAAAACGCCAAGGCAAATACCAAGAGTCGGTTAAGTACATGCCAGGTCACTGCTACGAACTCGGCACGATACTATTTTAGACTGCTACGGCGCCACCGTCGCCCCTGTATACGGAACGCCTGGTGTGGCGCTCTCCTGTTTAATGGCAGCGACAATTGCCGGCGTTGCCGCGATCACGTCGGGGTTATTCGGCAGCGCGTCAGCGGTCGCCTTGTCGGTAACAACCGTTGTCTTCGGCATCTTGCCCACGGTGTCTTTGAGCGACTGCGCACGAGTGACAATGACGGGCCACAGAACCGCGCCGGCAGCAACCAAACTGTATATCAGCGTCGTCCAATCTGCGGCACCGAGCCCGAGCACACCTTTGGCAGCAAGCGCGCCCGCGATTGTGGCAATGATCGGAGCTAAGGTGGTTTGAAGCTGCGTTTTGTTCATGTCGAAGCATCCCCGTTAATGGATGCCGTACACATACCACCTGTCAGACAAAGAAGCAACAGTCTAGTTCTTCTTATTGAGTCTGGCCTCGATCTCGCCAGTTGTTGGGCGTGTCTGCTCTAGTGTTTTAATGCGATCTTCTAGACGATCACTCTCACGTTGATAATCACTTTTCAAACCTTCATATCGTTCTTTGGTATTTTTAGAAAATTCTTCGTGCTCACGAATGGACAGGCTTTTACCGAGCAACTGAGCCGCGAGACTCAGGGCGGACAAAACTACGGCCCCAAGAGCTATGTAGGAAGAATCCACAGTTGCCCCCGCACCCCGCTTTACCCCGTCACTATAGCGGCATCAATTACCGCCCATGTATGCGGCCCCGGCATGCCGTCAGCCGTCAGCGAATGCTTCGCCTGAAACCATTTGACGGCTGCTTTAGTAAGATCGTCGTACTGTCCGTTCACAGCCAGCGGTGGCGCGTAGCCGAAGCTATTGAGCGCGATTTGCAAATTCTCAGTGGTGTACAGCCCGACTACGGCCGACGCTGACGCAGGCGGCGCTACCTTGGCCACCGCCGCCTCGAATACCTGCCGCCACGCTTCGGTGCCGTCGTGACCGCCGGGACCGCCGCCCCAATCGTTGAAGATATTACCGCCAAGGCGCATTTGCGGATGCCGCTGCCCGTTCGGGTCCGTAGGCAGCCCTTGGTCAGTGAAGCCGTGGATAAGGTCGCTGCCGGCCATCACAGTCGCAATCGCGGCATTCATCTTCGCTTGCAGCGCCGGATTGGCTTGAAGCTGCCTGATAGTCCGGGGGTACGCACCCCGATTGTACGGCCCGTAGAAACCACTATGCAGCATTGAAAGCACGGTTTGCTTCCAACCGCGCGAGTTGCAATACAGAATGCGGTTAAGAAGGCTTTCGAGGCACGGAACCGGGTGCGCGCCGTCTTCCGTTATCATCATGGCGCATACTTGGTCATGCGTAGTCGGGTCTGCTATCTGAGCGGCGAACTGAGCGCGTTGCTGTGCGATGTACGGATTGGTCATTCAACTATCCCTGAATTTCCTGCAGCGTCATAGTGCCGCCTGCTTCAGATCCGTTCCCTGTGACACCTTGGCAGTATATCGCATAGGTTTGCGTGGTGACCAATCCAGGCGCGTGGAGCATGACGAAAGAAACCGGAATCGTGTTCACGTTGATCGTTGAAGGCTGGCCGATTAAGGTCCCGTTATTGGCAAGCGAAAGTTTTACACCGTCATTTGTAGTAATGCTGGTATTCGACGCCGCGGCGTTTACCAGCACGAGGTTAACCGCGCTAGTCGGTGTGATTGGGCCGCTAACGGCAGTCGTGATATAAGCCGGCGTTGTACAGGTCGTGGAACCGCTTACGTTCACAAATGGAGCTGTCTGTACCACGTCTCCCGGCTTCGCGATACCAGGACCGAATATTTGCAGACTCGTACACGAATTCCCCCAAGCGCCGGCAACAGTCTGCCCGCTTCCGAAACTGCAAAACCCGATTATCCGTACGGCGTCGGCAGCAACGCCGGCTGTGGCGTACAAAGTACCGCCAGTGTTAGAAGACCCACCAATGGTTGTAGTGGTTGGTAGCGTATGTTCCCAAGCCGCACATGGAAAAATAGTCGTCTGGTTACTGCACGTCGCCACCGCCAGCTCAGGAACGCCCGCGTTGTACTCTAGAAAAATCCACACACGAAACGGCACGCCATTTGAAGTGCCGAGCGTCGCACCGTTGGGGATGGTGATGGACTGCGTAGCAGTGATGGAAGCAAACGTAATCGTGCCTGTCGTTCCTACAGTAGACCGGAACGGCACTATGACCGGACTGCCGCTGCTAGGCGCAGCGCCGTTCGCTTGCGTCAACGTGATGGTAAGCGCGTTACCGGAAGCAACAGCCGACAAACCGAGATTGATCGGCATATCGTAGCCGCCTGTCGTACTGACAGCACTGCAATTAACTCCGGTGCCGGATACGTATTTCAGTGCTTGATTGACAGCCGTACAGTTCGGCAGCGGAAGATCGGTTACGGTAGTACCATTCAAACTGCCTTTCACCGTATTGGCAGCGCCGGGCGTAAAGCCGCTGTTGGCGATAGTGCCAAAGCCTGGATCGGCGGAAGGGCCGTTACTGACAAGCGGCTGTCCTGCCGTGCTGGGTACTGCGGCATTGAATCCGGTGTTGCCAGCGCCCTTGCCGATCGGCACGGAGTGGATTGCCGTCTGCTGCGCCAGCGCAGGCGCGCAAACCAGCAAAAACGCAAGAGCGGCAGCGGTACGGAGCATTTTCATGGTATCAGTATCCAAGCGTTAAGATCGGGGGACGGACGGAGACGCACACGCGCCAAGTAATCGGCGGTGGATTGCAAATTCCATGTTGCTTGCTGCATGATCGTAGCGCCGCCAACCGGCGAAACTAAAATTTCATGGTTAGCAACACCCGTTGAAAAATCGGTGAGTACAATATCCTTTTGCGTAAGATACTGCGCTGCAATCGAGGGGAGCTGTACGGCTGTGTTAGCCGGCGCGGCGCGTTGTATGGCAGCAAGTGATACGCCGGGGTTAATAACGTTGTTCGCGTTCGGCAGCGATTGAAAAACCGAACCGGACGGCGACAAGAATGCTTGCCACAACGCAGGCGTCGCAACTTGATACTGCCCTGCTACCGGATTCCAGATGTACAGTGTGCCTTCCGCCGTCCATGACGGGATGGCGGGCTGAAACCAAAGCGTGCTCGCCTGATTTACAGTCGGCGCCGTCTGCCCGACCGAAAGAGCGAACATGCCAGCGCGGGCCAGCGCGACAACAATGTAATCCAACCCCGGCATTCTTTCCGAACGCACGGCGCTGCCGACGAGCCGCAACAATCCGATGAAGTCTGTCGCTGGATTGTAGCTCATACGTTGTGCTCGTTTTCAGCGGTATAGAGTGGGTTAAGCGCGACTGCCACTGCCGCAGGGTTGGCAGGCCATACGCCGGCAGCCTTTGGCCCTAAAATGGACGGCTGCAATCCGTAGTTCGGATAGCCGCCCCACATCAAACAATAATCGCCGTTCGATCCTAGGTCGTTTGTCGGCTGCGCGGAACTGAACCAGTTCAACGCGGCTTGGTAAATCGCAGGCACGGCGAACAAGTAGTTGCCCCACGAACTCGTCTTGTCATTGGACCGCCTCGCGTACAGAAACCAAGTCTGCGTGTCTACGTACACATCGCCAACGACGCCGGCAGACGGCACAGGCTCGCCCGTACCACGCAGCACCGGACCGAATTGCTTCGTCTGCGCAAACACGCCGCCCTGAATTGTGCCATTGTCAAAGCCACTCATACGGCATGCTCGTCTTCGGCAGAATATAATGGATTCAAAGCGACAGCCGCAACAATCGGCGCTGACTGCTCCGCACGCTGAATAACAGGCGTGTTTCCGAGCTGCGGCACCGGAATGGATAAGACATACTCGCTATCTTCAGCGGCGACGATGAGCTGCCATGAATTGCTGAACGCAATAGGTGCACCTTCGTCCAGTTCGCCAGCCGGCAGCGAATAGCCTGCATAGGCGGGGTCAAGCAATAAATCCGGGCCATCGCCGCTTTCAGGCCAGTAACCGTTGACGTTTGGACCACAGAAAGACGGCTGGAGTCCGTAGTTATTGAAGCCAGCCCAAAGCAAGCAATAATCGCCGTTCGCTCCAAAATTGTTCGTCGGCAGCGACGAACTAAACCAATTCAAACCGGATTGGTACTGCGCCGGAACGGCAAACAAATAGTGGCCCCACGGGTCGGTGCCTTCCGCGCTGCGTTTTTCGTACAAAAACCATGTCTGTACGTCAATGTATAAATCACCGACAACGCCGGCCCCCGGCACGGGCGGCCCGGAACCGCGAAGGATCGAGCCAAACTGCTTTGTTTGGGCAAAAATGCCGCCTTGCGCAGTTCCTTGATCGAAACCGCTCATGTGGATGCACCAACATCGCCTGTACGGGCAATCTGCATATCCATAACAACGCCCGTACTTTCGGCATTGTTGATATTAACAATACGCAAGCGCGCCCAACCTTCACGATGAGCACGGCGGGACGTGGCAACGACGATATTCTGCCATTGATCGATTGGACGCGCGGAAGCATCCGGGTCGCCGCCATACATCTTCATTTCCATGATGACTTGGACTTCGGGCGCAATCGGCGACGGCGTGATGGTGCTCGACGCGGCGGAAACAAACGCCAACGAAGCGCGAGCTATATTAACAGAAATGGTATTGCCCTTACTTACCGGCAGCCACCCGGTCGCGCCGCCGACGAAATCGGCGTACACGGTATCGTTCTGATTGTTGATTCGCGTTGCGCTGCCGCCCGGCCGATAGAACATATCCGTACAGCCCTACCGGCCTTTGTCGAAAGCCGTATTGCCGGAATATCGCGTACTGGAGCCGCCACCGTCGCCGTGATTGGACTTTGCCAGCCGGCGGTTGCCCATGCCGGTGTCCGCCACCGCGCCGGGATAGTGCTTCAACTGCCCTTCCGGCACACCACCGCGCCCGGTGAATTTCGTAGCCGGCGGCCCCATTTCATTGGGTACGCAATCGTTATTGCCGGTCTTATTGAAGCCAGTTTTTAGACCGCGAAATCGAGTGCCCATGGTGCCTCTGTCCAGTTTGTATGACGCCTTCAAAGCATCATACCACTCGGTTCCCGGCTTTCATAGGCCCCCGCCACGCGGCGGGGGCCTACGCTGGTAAGGCGTTAGCGGTCGCGGCCGTATTCGTCAGCACGAGACTGCTACGCTTGCGGGAAGGGCTGTTGCGGGCGCGTGCCCGCTTCGCGGAACGGCGTCGAATCGCGAGCCGGGACGGAGCTATCGAACAGATGCGGCCAGTTTATCTTGGCCGTGCCTTCCGGGTCGACGTCGCCCTCCTTGCGCATACGGGCGATCGCTTCGTCCTTGGTCGCGGGTGCGACGTATAGCGGATTGCCTTCGTGCGCTTGGTCCTTTCGTTCGTCTACCAGCTCGGTATCGGGATGGTCGATGAGCTGCTTGACGCGACCGTGTGCCGATGCAGCGATATCCGCAAGGTTCTGATTCTTCAGCTTGCGGGCACGCTCTTCCACACCTTTCAGCACGTCAAACATGCTTTGGAGGGTATTCTTCAGATCAGCCATGATTCGCTCCTTTGGGTTGGCATGATGCCGAGTATATCAACTTTCGGGACGCAAAGAAGTTCATTTCTTCGCCTTCCGATTGCACAGCCGCGCTATCGTCATATGCACCTTGGCAAGCAGACGATGCCGGCGCGCAAGACTCAGGTACTTCGCACGGCGTTTAGTACTCCCGATTAATGCCCCTGGCATTCGCGTCATTTATATAGCCCACGCCTTTGCGCAAATTCCGAATATCTTCTTCGACATTTTGTATGTCGTCTTCCGCACGTCGTAGCCGATCGGCCTCGACTGCAGACGTGATAAGCAAACCTTTGGTTTCCTTCACGTCGGTTTCAATACGCTGGATTTTGCCCGTCAGTTTTCCGGCGAAGAAACCACCGCCCCCGATTGTGAGTACGAGATTCAAGGCGGCAACCCCGGCTGCTACTGTCCCCGCGTCGATAATCATTGGGCGCCTTTTCTGAGCACGTTTTTGGTCAGAATTACCGCCGCGTAGACGAACAATGCGATCATAATAAGCGCCAAAACGGGACTGCCATACGGGTGCATAAGAATCACGGAGTCGGTGTTAAGATAAGTTCTACATCAGCAAATGCACTGTTGCCTTCTGTTTGAGTAACTCTGAAGTATAAAGTGGGGAAACCGGCGACTGTATACGTAGCCAGGTTATTATTATTAATAGTTAAATTTTGTGCATTATTAGCAGTGCCGTCCGATGCGGTTGACACCGTCACTGCCGATCCCGACGTGACGATCTGCGTGCCGCCGCCGCTAGTCGCGGTAAATACCCCAACCTGTGATGCCGTAAGCGATCCCGTCGCTCCAATAATGCGAATAGAGTTTATGAGGTAGCGCGAAGCCCAAGCTGGCAAACTAACTGAGAGCGGAGTGTCCCCGACTGCATTGAAATTCACTCCTGCGGCGATGACAGCCAACGTCGTTGACGCCGGATTTCCGTTTAAGTAGTAACCGCCGCCGGCAGCCAAGTTGACCGTAGACGGTCCTTTATCTGCTCCCACAGGCGGCGTGGTACCTGAGAACGTACCAAAATAAGTGCCGCCGTCATTAAAAACGCAAAACCACGGAGCTTGAACTACGGCATTTATTGCAGTTGTGTACTCACAGTCTCGTGTCGGCTCCGACGTACTGCTCCAATTAGCATCTGCGTAAACCTGGAAACTACCGCGGCCAAATACCCATCCTGGGCCGCCAGAAACACAGGTTGCGCAGTACGCACCGCCGCCACCGAAGGAGACGAGATTATTGCCGTTGACGATCGCGGTAGGCGCGGCCAGCGTGCCGTTGGCGTACATACCGGTGAAAGACGGGCTGTCAGTGCCGCCGTTAGGAGTTGCGATAGCGATATATCGCGTACCTTGGCCGTCCACATTTGCAGCGGCGAAAGCAACATCGCCGCCCAGTAAAGCCGATGAAATCGGAGCGGCATTTAGATTAACTGCGGCCGTACCACCGCTAAAAGTCCATCCGGTTGCGTAGGTCGCAACACAGTTCACGACGTTCGTAATTATTCCATAAAACAAACAAAGAGGCCGCAGCGTTCCGCCGTTGTAAGCCACAGAGCCAAAAGCAGAATAGCCTAGTGTGGTGTCGGCGCCGAAACGTGCGCAGCCGACCGGAGCGCTTGCATTTGCGATAAGATCGGCATCGCAATCATCGTGCCAAGTTATAAAACCTTCCGCGTTTGCTGTTGCCGTCCCGTTAGGCATCAAATCAGATGCCATTCTAGTATTTACCGTAGTTGGCCTGGCAGTTTGAACAGGAAAAGTCGTAATCGTAGGACGCGGCAAGATTTGAAACTGATTGCCGCCAGTACCGAAAAACAATTGATCTAAAAAAGTCCCGGTCGGTATCGCAGAAGTTCCAGTGGGGTTGCCCAACGCCTGCCCCGCCTGTATTACTGGCGTGCCGCCCCCACCGCCCGACGTTGTCTGATCGTAAAAAATCGGTTCGATCAAAAGCGTATTGACCGGGCCGCCCGGCGAAACTGCACACACGCGCGCTTGTGTGTACATCATATAGTAGTCAGCTTGCGGCGATGCTTGGATTACATTGCTGGGCGGCGTTGATGGGCACGCGGCGCTCCACGAAACCGTCGTACCGCCAGCTACAGTCATCGCAGCGGAAAGCGTTATGCCCGTTGTACCGTTGTACGCAGCAACCGTTGTTCCCGACGTGATTCCCGCACCGGAAATCAGGCCGCCAACAATCGGTGGTATTGCTGGCGTCGCTGTCAGCGTCAAAGTCGTAGATGAGCCTGACGTGCTGCCGATGCCAGAACCTTGGGACGTGAAAATTGACGCGTTGCCCGCGATCATGCGGACCTTGATCGGGCCGTTACCTAAATCGGCGACTGCATTTGCAGCGATCGGCAGTGTGATGGCGTTCTGTGCGTGCGCGTGAAGCGCCGTACAGAGCAGAAACGATAAGGCGAGTAGAAATCTGCGCATCAGAAGTTCCACCCATTGGTCGCGCTGCGCATATTGGCGAGCATGGCTTGATAGGATGAGTTGAGATCAGCGGGCCAAATGCCGGCTTCGCAGACAAAACCCGCGATCATGCTCAGAGTGCCTGCCGAGCGGCCCATAAAATATTCAGGACCGCTTAATGCGGTGCCGCCGGAACTCGCTGTGTTTGTATTTGCGCTGCTATCCGACGCAAAAAGAGGCGCCGCGGCATTTACAACATTCAAAAGTGCGTGGGGCGCTCCATCGGCTACCGTGAGAGAAATTGTTGCCCCATTCGAGGTTTGAACAGTGTTTGCAGAATTACCAAATCTAAGAAAAGTCAAATTGGTTCCATTGCCAAAAATGTTTTGCACAGTTGTATTGCTGCCTGTTCGCTCAGTAACCGCCGTCAGCGTATAGGGGGCAGATTGAGAAATATTTCCGGCAGTTTTCAGTACCGTCGCTGCATTTCCCGTCCCCGCCGCGCACGGCAAACCATTCTGCGCACTGAGCGTCAGCCCCGGCATATTAGCGAGCGTCGCCTGAACGACGTGATTGCCGGTGCCGGTTTGATCGTAGAGTTTTGTGATGCTGCACGCGACGTGTGTGATGGTGCAGAACGTTGTCACGCTCACAACCGGGGCTCCGGTCGGACACACGACGGCAGCCATATTGGCAAAGCCGTTCGTACCGACGTTGAGCGTACAGGTCGCCAGCCCTGTTGCGGTGTCCACAAGATCGGCTAGCGGACTTTGCGCGGCGGCGTAGGCGGCATTGTAGGCGCGGCCGGCGGAGTAGAATGCGATGGCGCCACTGGCGATGTCGCCGGGGCCTTGGTATCCGGCGGCGGATTTGACGGTATTAAATACGCCTTCGCCGATCAATTGCGCTGATGCCTGCCACGCACCAAAAAGCACAACGCATGCTGTCAGCCATGTCAGAGCGATTTTGCGCATGGTTACTTATAGTCGATGTTGATCTGCACGCCGGTCGCAGCATTCGTATTGTCGTTATCAGCAACCGCGCCTGTGTAGCAAAAACTGATTCCGTTTGCGAACAACTTACCGCCGGGATAGTTCAAATGCAAACCCGGACTGATCACATTCGACTGTACGGGGAGGTTGTTCACGACGCCAGTTGCCGAACTACAAGTCGGCGCGCTGGCACTGTCGTAAAAACGAAAATCACCGAGTGTCGTTGTCGTGTTGATAATCGTAAGATCATAAACAGTCCCCGCACTGGCTTTAACGTTCGTTGAATTATTCGACGCAGCAGATCCTACGTGATACGGCGTCGCGCCACCCGACGCGCTCGCCGAAGGTGCTACAAGCCACGGCACTGTATTCGGGGTATTACCCGGCTGTACGGTCCATGTACCGGATTGCGTTGCAGCTACCGTTGCCAGCGGCGTAAGCGCAGTAATCTGCGCTGCAGTGAGCACTACAGGAATCGAAGCCGCCGCAAGTTGCTGACCAAGCGTGTACGGCCAAAACGTGCCAGTTACTTTCAGATTACCATTTACGTCCGTTTGGAACGCGACCATCTGACCAGTAGTCAACGTCGGCGGCGATGATAAGTACTCGGCACCCGCTGCAGTCCCCGCGCTAGGAAAGACAGCGCCAAAATTTGAAGATGTTCCGCCGCCGCCCCCGCCCCCGCCGCCGTCACACAGCTTCCCCGTCGTATCCATCGTAAGAATGCCGTACGTGCCAGCAACGTACGATACGGGCGGCGTACCACACGCCGACACGATCAGGGCTTGCAATTGCTGTTGAGCGCTCACGGGCACGCACAGAGCACCAAGCGCCAGCAAAATGAAAAATAGAAATTTCTTCATCGTGCGCGCCCCGTATCGATCTTTTCGATCACGCCGGTAAACGCCGTTGCGCCGACAACAACCATGCTGTAGCGCCCCGCCGGCAACTGCATTTCTGTGTAGCCGGCTGCAGCCGCCACCGGCATGGCAGGCACGTACGTTGCTCCGTCAGGCAGCAACCTTTGCAATTGGTAGCTGGTAAAGCCACCAGCCGCTATCGTAAGCCCGTACCTGCCTGCGTCCAGCTCAAAGTCGGTTGCTGGCGTGGCGGCAAGATTGACCCAGGACTGATAGCTACGCGGTATGGTCTTTATAGGATTGGCAACCATCGGATGCGCCCCTCATTGGGTGATTAGTGCGCTCCGATGGGGTATTGAGCAATCAGCCCGCCAGGACCGCGATTGCCGTACGCGCAAACGCGAGCCTGCGTGTACATCGGAAGATCGGAACCGACTGCGGCTTGAACCAGCGCGAGCGGCGCCGTAGGCGGCGCGGCCGGACACGCTTGACCCCACGCGAGCGGGGTGGACGCCGCGACGGTCATGGCTGCCGAAAGGGTGATGCCAGTCGTACCGTTGAACGCCGTGACGGTCGTGCCCGACGTAATGCCGGTGCCGGAAATGATGCACCCTACACACGGCGGATCGGCGGCAGCGGTCGCCGTCAGCGTGAGCGTGGTGGACGAACCGGACGTGCTGCCGATGCCAGATCCTTGGGACGTGAACAGCCCCAAGCTGCCCTGAAGCGTACGAATTTCAGTCGGGCCGTTGCCCAAATCGACGACGGTATTCGAGACTACGACTGTCGGGACCTGTACAACAGTCTGCGCAAGCGCGACAGTCGGCGCCATCAAAAGCAGTGCAGCCAACGCAGCGCGGATATTGGCGATAAGTTTCATTGTGCTGTTTCCTTCGTTACGATGATTGCGCGCTGTACGGCTAGTCTTCCACGAACGCAGCGCCGCCGCGATAGTGACGGCTGCTATTGAACTGCACGAGTGCGACAAAACCGGCGGAAGTCGGATCATTGCCGATTTGATTGCCCGAACTGAGCAAACGCAGCGGCAGCGTTGACGTGGTTTGGAAAGTCGCCGGATCGAGCGACACGCCGGAAATGCCGAAGCGCGTTGCTTGCTGTGCGGCATTTGCTTTCACGTCGATGCCGGCGCCAAGAATCAGGTTGAACGCGGTAGCCGGCACAGTCGGCATCGTGATTTCCATTTCCAAGCTCGGGCTCGTATCGACGGCAGCCCAGCACTCGGTCGAAGCTGGCGCGTACTGAAAGCCGTTCTTTGCCTGATAAAGCGTGATCGGGCCGAAGCCGACAACCACGCCGGCAATGATGCTGGTCGTGTCGCCGGGCACCCAGCGGGTGATGTTCGGGTCCATGGATTGGTTGCCAAGCAACGTACCGCCGCCGTTGCCGATGACGACTGATGGCGTTGCCGGGGTGCCGATGTTGTACGGCATGTCGGCCGCGCCGGGCGTGCCGATCGAGCCGGAAGCCCACACGACGATATCGCCCCGGAAAATCGCTGCGGCGTTGGCGGCCGGAATGTGGAAATAACGGACAGTCGCTTGCGCTTGGGGGCCGCCGTCGCGAGGCGTCACAGGTAGGAGTCCCGAATAGTGTTTAAAGCCACCCCCAAGCGTACCGGCATTAATGATGTTCACCATCGAGAAATCTCCTGCGTTGCGTCATACAATTTCATTGACACACTACACCGCTAAAGCGTATGACACCAACTCTTAAATAGGCGGGGGTTTCCGTGAAACCGTGTAACACTTGTGGCGTCGTGAAAAATTTAGAGCAATTCCATACGCACTCAACACGCGACGGGCGCCGTAATAAATGCGCCGAATGTGAAAATAAACTCAGGCGCGAACGCCGGCAGAACAATCTAGCAAAAGAACGCGCCCGCGATAGAAAACGCTACCGTACAAATCCCGTACGGCGGCTGAACAGCCAAAGATTACGCGCAGCTAATTTAGACCGATACAAAGCCAATGACGTACGCCGACACGCTGCCGATCCGCGTAAAAAAATGTTGCGCGCCGCACGAAAGCGCGCTAAAGAGTACGGTAGAGAGTGTACAATAACCTTAGCAGATATTATTGTGCCCCCGCTGTGTCCGTTGCTAGGCGTCCCCATAACAGTTGGGACCGCTAAGGTCCACAACAACTCACCTACACTTGATCGCAAGGACAGCACAAAAGGATACGTACCCGGCAACGTGTGGGTTATAAGTTGGCGCGCTAATCGTATGAAATCTGACAGCACACTTGAAGAATTAAAACTTTTTGTAAAAAATTGGCCAGTCACATGACGCACCCGTGGGAAAAGCCACCAGAGCCGGACTACAACGAAATACCAGAATTCCTAAAACGCGAATTGCCGCCTAATCACGCAAATAATCTTCAAGAGAAAGCCCAAGATTGGCTTCCGCCTTGGGGACCCACGAATTCGTCTCATTCCTGAGTGCCGCACGTACAACGCCGGTAACGCCACTGTCGCGCGCCCGCTCGAATAGCAGTATTTGGCCTTCCGCGAGCGCCTTGTCGATTTCAGGATCGTCTTTCACCGTATTCCAATCGATACCAGCAGCTCGCGCCGCCAGTTCGTACGGTACGCCTTCCTGCAACCGCGCGATCATGATTTCACGCGGCGTTGTTGCTTTGGGCTTTTGGGGATAAGACCACGGGAACATTATTTTGCCTACGGCGAGGCCCCAACGCCTTGCACGGCACCACGTTGCGCGATCGTACCGGCAACATCACGCGCCGTACGAGCACCGTTATCCGGCATCGCACCAAGAATATCGGAGAACTTGGCAGGGCTGCCGGCCGCGCGTTCCTGCATCCGATTTTCGCCATCCGCATACGCAGCCCACTGTGCAAACCTATGATGAGGGGCTGAGTCGCCAGGCTGGATAAAAATTACGTCACATTCTTCCGTACATCTACAGAGCGGAGTTCCGTTGCCAATAACGATCATGACGTCGATAAGACGTGCGTTGTGCACTTTAGTTATTACAGCCGCGAAAGGTATATTGTCCGAACACCTATAGCGGAACCAAACAGTACGCCCAGCCTTTAATTCTATTTCAGTCATTGCACTGCCCCCGAACGCAGCACGTCACCCTGTACAGCCCCGCGCTGCGCCACGTTGCCGGTGATAGCCTTCAGAGTCCCGTCGTCTTGCAAGTCCTTCATGAAGAAATCCTTAAACTGTACCGGCTGGCCAAGAACCTTGGCGTTCATGTACTGACGCATTACCCTGTATATGCGCTGGCCGCCAATACCCGCCGCAGCCGTAGCGGAGAGAGCGCCGAGCGTTGGGACGCCTGCGGCATTCGCCGATAGCTCTCCCGCGATGACTGGCAGCATCAATTTCCAGTCGGCAGGCGCCCCCACTTTCATTGCGTTAAACGCACGCATGGCACCCGGGTCGTCACCCGCAAACGACTTAAAAGCAGTCTCCATCGCGCGGCGCGCTGGCGAATTACCGCCTTCTAACAGTTGCTGCATCCGGGCGTAGTTCATGCCGCCCGAACCTGTCATGATCGTCGCCCAGCTTTTATCTAGTTGCTCCAGACGGTCGATAACTTGTGGAGCTCTAGCAGGGCCAAACACGTACTTTGCCGCCGCTACCTGTTGATTGCGTACGCCCTGAAAAATATTATCCATCGCATCCGCGCTCGGCTTATCGGCATTTTGCAAAAACGCCATGCGCTTTTGTATTAATTCAGAACCAGCATTTTGCAGTTGCTGCCATTTCTGACTCCAGTTATCGGCCGGAGCCTTAACCAACATTTCCGCGTGCTCCGCATCGGGCACGAACTTAGCTTCAACCGTGCCAGTCGGATTTTCCGACGTGCGTATCTGCGCAAGCGGGCCGTCCGGCGTCGGTTGATTTGCTTTTGGGACGCCAACGCCAGTGTTCTGCACATCCTGGCGAAGTTGATTATAACCCTGCGATGTTTCATTTGCCGCACTTCGCGCACGGCCCATGACAACGGCTTCGCCGCGTGGTACGTCGCCTTCCGACGTAACCTTGTGCGCATACGCTACTTCGTCAGGCTTCGCGTTCGGCAGCATGTCTTTAATCGTTGCTTCAGCTTTCTCCTTCGCAGCCTGTGCAGCTAAGTACTTCGGATTATCACCAGCGCCATCGCCCGGTAGCTTTGGCTCCGTTGTGGCGAGCGTTTGGTTTGCTTCGTGCAGATCCTTCGCAGCGGCTTGTACGGTTTTTTGCGCGTCGGTTGTGAATAAGCTGTAAACTTTATTCAGCCCCATGCCGAGCGCGTGGCCAAACAGTCTACCGCCAAGACCTTCAGCGCCGCCGCGCAAGCCAGCGTCAACTATGTCAGCCGGGGTACCGCCTTCCACTGCTGTCGCACCCGCTTCAATAGCGGCGCTGCCGGCAGTTTGGCCGCCGAGTACCGCAAGCCCCGTTTTTGTTAGCAATTTACCAGCGGGCACAACACTGAGAAGGCCACCAAGTGCAGCTTGTTCGGCGATCTTTGTTTTACTTTGCGGGTTGCCCTGCAGGTAGTCTTTCAGAACTTGACCGCCGCCGCCGCCGATCGCACCGCCAATAACTTGACCCGGCAAACCAGCGCGCGAGCCGATAAGCGATCCGACAGTAGAGCCGGCGGCGGGCAACGCGCCTTCAAGCATTTGCGTGCCGCCCTGACGCCCTTGCTCTTGTTGCTCCGGCGTAAGCTGGTTCCACGCCGTCGCGGCAGGGTCGTCCATCGGATTGCCCGCTGCCGGCTGTCGGCCCGGCGCTGCGCTGGACTGTGGTACTGTGCCCTCTGTAGCGTCGGCATAGCGTTGCAATACCGTTGCGACAGTCGGCCGCCCTCTGAAAAATCGCGGATTGTTTCTCGCAGCCTCTTCGCCGACAACCGTACGTGCATCGGCATTAGGATCGGCCTGCAACAGTTTTGGGCCGCCAGCCGTGCCGAGATTGTGCGCAATGTACAGCGACGTGTCATTAACCGGCAGCCCGGCCGTCTGCAATGCAGTCGCGTTCTTTTGCGTAAAAGTAGCGAGCGCCGCTGTCTGCTGCGCTGGCGTCGCGTCCTTGGCACGATCAGGGGCACCGGGTGGCCGATTGTCTTTCCAGGTCTGATCCGTGAATCCGTACGCACCCGACGCGCTGGTGCTCGCGGTAGTGGCCGTCCATGGGTTTGCTTTTCCGGGCGCCTCGATGCCTTGCGTAGTTTGCGCGTACGTTGGCGACGCACCTGGAGGCATCGAAGGCTGGCCCGTACCGCCGCCGGGCGATTGAGGGGCCGGGAGGTTTGACGGCGGTACGGGTTGCGCTGGGGTTACAGCGCCGGCATTCTGGTCCGGCTGTTGTACGGGTGTCAAGGGGGGTCGCGGCGGCTGAGCGCCGTTTACGTTCGATCCTTGCGGAAAAAATATACGCTGATTGCCGCGCACGACGCTGGGGTACGAACGCCAGCCATTAATCGCGTCAACGCGGCCTTCCTCGTGGTATTGCGCAACGCTGTCTTTCAACGACGCATCAAGTGGTATGTCCTCCAACGGGCGCCCAATCTGTCCGGCGTAGCGCATTGCCCCACTAACGCGCCCAGCAGCTTGCTCTTGCGCAAATTTGTAGTTTTCGTTCGCGATGAACTGCATCCCGCGCTTTGTTTCATCCGAAATGCGCGGCGCGTCGCCTTTTCGGCCGCCATCAACCCAATTCTTATATGCGCCCAGCTCGCTTGTCGCGCGATTCAGGAAGCCTTCAAAGCCGCCTTGTTGCTTTCCGAACATCTGCGACAAGCCCGTGGTGCCGGCAGCGGCCGATTTCTCAGCCACGTCGCGGCCGACGGCGCCCAACGTGTCTTTCAGCAGCGCCAAACCGGCCGACGAATTGTACATCTGGTCATTAAGCGCCTCGTTCCTGAATTTGTTCGCTATGTTGTACTGATTAAGCGCGCCTTTTACGTCGTCGCCCGCAAACATCTTGTCGCTTTTTTCAAGGCGTTCTGCCGTCGTTGCGTTCCAGCCGCCGTCTTTCGGGGCGAGGCCATATTTTTCAACCTGTACGGAACCGTTAGGGCCGACATTGCCAGTCTGCCCGTCAATGGACCGCGTACGGACAGGAAAACCAGCAGGCTCGTTTGAGCTACCAACGCGAATATCGCCTTGCAACGCGACTTCCACATCTTTTGGAGCCGTGCCATCGAAATTCGTGATGTTGTTAAGTTTCTGCGTAACCTGAGAATGCAGTTGCTGCGCTTGCGTAAACGCCGCGCCGTGTTGTTGCACTCCAGCCTGCCAGTCCGACACTTTTTCCGGTATCGTTTGGAATCCAAGCGAAGTGATGGATTGCTTTTCTTCCGGCGTTAGGCTGCGGAGTACGGATGCGTACGCGGGTTGATTGTCGCCGGCAGCATTTAGTTTTGTGATGGCCGTGCTGGCTGCGGCGAGCCGCGCCCCGGCACCGTCAACAGCGGTCCCGGCAAAATCCTGCACCCAATCGCCCTTGCCGCGCGCCTGGAGATATTTGGCTTTACTGAAATCGCCGGACTTATACTGGTCGAGCAACCAATTATCCACCGTGTCATTCGTCATGAACGGGTTTTGAGCGGACGCCGGCATTCCAAAATTGGTCGCACTTTTCTGGATGTCGGTTTGCTGTTGCTTTTGCGTTTTGATATTCTGCAGTTGTTCGGTCAGTTTTGGCAACGCATCACGCGCTGCCTGTACGGATTCGGGTGCAAATATCTGCATAAGAAAACCGCCGAAGCCGCTGGCCGTCGCGATCTTGCTGGTGCGATCGACGCGCTGTTCAAGCAGGTTCGCCGACTGGTCAAGCGCAGTTGCTTTCGGATCCTCTAGCGGTTTGTAGTTCGGAAACGGCGAGACGAACGAGTTACCGAATGTTGGCCCGCTGTCTTGCGGTGCAAGCGCTGTCGGCGCTGCCGTGGGCATATCCAAACCGCCGGCCGGCAACACGCCGCTGCCATCGCCGCTATATGCTGGCGAGCCCGATTGAGTATCTAGGCCACCGCCGAAAACGTCTGACATTTTGACCGCTCCGCATGCGAATTGCGGGACGGTAGCATGATTAGAGCTGGTTTGTCACTTAGGCTACCTAATGAATATCTGTGCACGAAAAAACCTACCAATTCTGAATCCAAACTCTCGTCTTACGCTGCGTTTCTCAGCTTCGTTTGCCGCAGCAACAATAAATTCAGCATCCGCACGGGTCAAACCGTAGCCAGGAGACCCGCTGTCAGTGGACCACCCCGGCGCCTCAGGATCGGCGCTCACAGTCCATATTTCAGCTTCGTCCCGCTCGGACCCTTTGCTGTAAGAGCAACCTTCATCGCAGACTGCGTACCACTTTCGCATCTTTAACCCCGTTAATTGTACGGTTAGTGTGCATCCTTTTCCGTACACTGTCAACTGCGCCGCTTTCCATAAAGCAAACATACGTACAACCGATATGCTTTCACAGCCAAATGCCTGCCGCCGCTAGGATACGCAATGTACACATACGTTGGCCACTGAGGCCAAGTATGCCACAACACACTCAATTCGCGACCAAATATTCTCATGCTGTACTCCGATAAGCCACACTGCAATGTTCCGCACAGTACGGCTTGCCTTCGACGGCGCTGCCACCACAGAAAAAGAAATCAGGCGACAATGGGTCGCCGAACGGCCATTTGCAAACGCCACTGTTGAGTTGCAATAGTGTACAGCGCTGCGCGGCTGGAATATTGGAACCGTCAGGTAGGACTGGCAATAGAGCCGGCGCGTTTATTTCGACATAGTCGAAGCGGTCGCCGTGATTAGTGAGGCGCTTAACTTTTGGCCGTGTCTTCGATCTGTCTTTGGTGCTCTGCGGACGCTCCCCTAAACCAAGACGGTGTGCTTTCCCGATGCACGCATTACGCTCCCCCGGAAAACCTAACTGAGCAGCAATATCGCTAAATGAATATCCTTGGGCGTGCAGCTTACGAAATTTTGCTTCGCGCTCGATCGTCCATTTAATTACCTGCGGGGCGCCCATCACACTTTGCTCCACGGCATCCAGGCCGTGCCGACGACGCTGTAAAAGAATTTCGTCTCCCGATCATGGCGCGGTCCCCACACAACACGTACGCCGCTGGGTGTACATTCGACAACTTCGCCATGACCGCGGACGTAAATGCCGCCGCCGATGGCGTGATTTACGATCTTGTCGCCTTCTTTGAGCGCGGAGAATTCTTGCAAGTTCATGACGCAGCCCCGACGTAGACGATACGAAAACCGATCTTGTGAAGCGCGATGATTATTGCGGACGCGTCATTCGGGTCGAAATCGTGAAACCCGTTATGCATGAGTGCTTGCTGTGCAGCAACTAATTCCGCCGGTTTGTACAGCTTGTTTACGTGCTCAGCCATCCTGGCCCATTCCTCGTTGCTGGCGTGACTTGTGAGTACCGTCAGGATAATGGTCGCGCATATCCCCAACGACGTGCGTAACCCGGCCTGAATACTTTGGCATGTCCTTAATTGACAGCTTCATGCGCGGATCGGGTTGCGATGGCGTAAAGCACGCTATTAGCTTTGCCAGCATTTTCTTCATCTTACCACCCCGAACGCGTGCATAAACACCGCACCGAACGAACAACCAAGCATCAAGCCGAGCCCGATGCAAACAAATAAAGTCAGCTTTTCGGTGCGCGTCATAGCTCGTCATCCAGTAAATCGAGGATGCCCAATAGCACGTCGACGATGAACTTGTCACGGCCCGGTTCGTCAGCATGGCGTTTTATGCGTTCACGGAGTCGTGCGATTTTGGCGTCGATAGATCGCTTACGTTCAACCACGGCTCAACTCCCTCTTAATCCTGGCAACCATCGAACGGCTGCACGTGTACAGCCGCTCCGCTTCCGGACTGCGTGGCCTATCGGCTTCACGTACCGATGCATCGCTGGCGATAATCACACTCGCCAGCAACCTTTGTACGGCGTTGAGCAGCCTGCCGCGCCGGTCCCGTTTGCGGTGGTAGCGTGTCATGGCACGTCACCTAACAACAGCCGAAGATTATGTGCCATGAGCGTCTTTTTTATTTTTACGTGGCATTTAATACACCACTCGCTTGCCAGCTTCCGGCTTGAACGAAGCCACGGCAACGAACGACTTGCCTTCGTCACCCAGCTTTTCCATTTGTGCCGGCGACAGCAGCTCGCGTTTGAACGCCTTGTCGCCAAGCGTCTCTTGCGCAAGCACGGCGGTAGTCTCGGGGTCGCTCCAGCGGCGATGCACAACAGCGTCTTTGACGACAACGCCGGGAATCAGCTCGCCGTTGCCGATCGCACGCGCTTGAATTTGTGCATCGATGGCAGCTTGGAATGCACCGATTGCCTGTACGGCTTTCACCATCGGGACAAGGTTGGCGCTTTCGATGGCGTCGGCATTGATAGCTTGCAATTTGGCAAGTACCGATTCGAGATCGGCGTAGACGGTGGCTAAGGCGGGGATGTTCGTATTCATAGTCGCTCTCCAGCGGTTTGTCGATGTACGTACAATAACACCTTAAAAACCTATGTCAAGCGATTATTTCGCTTTTCCAACCGCCGACCGTAACCCCAGCTCGTTTCGGTGTCCATGCCCAAAAGCCACGCCAGCTTGCCGAGTTCGTAACCCTCACAGATGGCGTCCCAATGGGCCACAGCCGCTCGCCCATTGACCGGCGAGGCAACGATGGCAATCCGCAAGGCTGACGCTGCAGGCTCGTCGGCAGCCGCCAGAACGCGTTGCTTGCGTTTTGTACGTTCAAAATCCGTACGTCGCAAGTTACTGATCGCCACAAGATCCTCAACCACGCTCGCAAGCAAGCCGCCGCAAAGTTCCGCCAGTTCGATCGGTAACCCGGCTTGCCTGCAGGCTATCGTCAAAGTCGGGCTTTTCATCCGTACAAGCGCGTTGATAGCCGGTTGATGCCGCGCAACTGTCTGTACGGCCAGTTCGGGCAGCCGTGTGTGCGTAATAAGTGCGTTCACGTTTCGTACCTTTCACGATTGGATGATACTCTCCCTTCGTCCCCCTCGTCTAGTGGGTGTTGATGCCTATGCTTACTAACACCCTCCCACTTCAAGGGGGTGATTGAATATGCAGGCTGTAAATTTACGGCTTTTCACCATATATTTACAGCTAAGACTGTGGTAAATTTACAACAAATTTATGGTGTAAAATAAAATTCACAAAAATTCATGAGACCCCTTTACAACTCTTTTTGAGGGGCGTAGAAGGGTGTCATACAAACCGCTGGAGAGTGACATGCAGACCGAGGATTATAAAGGCGCCCGGATACTGGCAACAGTCGAGCACCTGGGCGAAACGTTTCAAATTGTACGGTGGCGCGTCAACGGCAAGCCATGGCGCAAGTACATGGCACTGTTGTACGGCGGCATAGTTATGTCGTATGGCAAAGGCGAAACCAACCCAACCAGAGCAGCTACTGAGTTCAAACATCTTTTTGAAAAAACCTTTACCGACCGCACTGAAATGCTCACCCGAATCCAGACTCTGAAACACCAGGCAGCCGGCCATTGCGACTGAAAAGGAAACATCATGCACGCGAAATACGAAGGCCAACTACCGGACGGCTGGCAACGTGGCGAGCCGGTTACGAAATACTGGAACGGCGACTACATCCACCTTTACCGGGTTGTACGGCCTTGTGCAACGTGCGGCGCTGAAATTAGTCTGGACGTAACCAGAAAGGCGCTCGAAGGCACCAAAAAGAACGCCGGGCTGCTGCTGCGCAACTGTCCAAAATGCCGAGCGGAACGCAAGGCCGGCGGTCCCGGCTCGCGTGGCGGTAAGTCCAGGCCGGTTGCCGGTGATGCACCCGTGGTTGTGCAGACTGCGATTCCGGCCGAAATAACGGAGGAACTTGAACGGCTCCGTATGGCAAATGCAACCATGAAAGAGGAACTTGACGGGTTGTACACACAATTAAAGGAGTTGCGCGAACGCCCTGGCGAACCTGAACTGTTGCAAAAAAGTCACTCAGAAAATAATGTGAAAATGCCTTGGGAAAAGAGTTGACAGAGCGCGGGAATGCGTGTACTTGTACGTACATCGAAAACGCAAACCGCTGGAGAGCGAAAATGATTACCCGAATCAAAACCGACGAAGAACTGGTACAGGAAGCCGCCCGCAAGTTGGCCATCGCTTGCAGCGGTGCCGAGTTTGATGCGGCGTGTGCTGACATGGTCGAAGCACTGCGTTATGCTCGTTCCGTGCAATGGTGGTCGCAGTTCGAGCGGGAGGTTGTGTGATGACCGACATGAAAAACGTAAAATTTTTGCGCGACTTGCCGGGCGGCTCCACCTATCATTTAGGAACCGCCGTTTATTATCCGAACGGCCCCGGCTGGCGCTTTATTTCTAACGTTAGTTCGCACAAGGGCAGTCGTAAGTTCCACGCGACAATGGAAGCATGCGTACCCCGTTGGGTCGGCTACCCTGGCAAATGCCGCAGTGAGGTCAAGCAATGAGCTACGGCCGCCACAGCATTATCGCGGGAACTTAAGTCATGACGTTAAAAATCCACACAGAATTTGTCTACCCACCGATTCCAATTCGTCAGTTTGATTGGTCGGCAGTGACTGACAACTACGAACCGGGATGTCCGATTGGTTACGGCCCTACGGAACGAGAAGCGATTGACGATTTGCTTTCTCAAATTGAGCCAGAGGAATGGAGTGAATGAGCTACGGCCGCCACCACAGCCACGGCGGCCTTGGCCTCTTTGCCATCGTCGCCGCCATCGCATTTGCCTTCGGCGTACGTACAGCGCGCATTATCGTCGGCGGTACGTTGCTGATCGGCGCCGCGTTCTTCGGCTACGTCATGTTTCGCGTGATTATGGGGACGATATGAGCAAGCTAATCAAATTTCAGCTAAAATTAAAAGACGGCGTTTCGATTGATTGCGTAGGTTACGTTCCGTACGAAGGATCACCTCTTGCGTTGACGCGCCCCCTGTTTCAAGGTAGGGCAGGTATTGAATTTGATGAATCGCAATGGTGCGTGAGGCACATCCGTACAAGCATGAGCTTAGGCTTTACGCGTTTTGAATCGCGTAAAGCAGGCATGGCGTTTATCGATCTCTTGAAACCGCGCGAGTGGTGCTGGGTTGTTTGCGATGAATCAAAGGGCAAAGAATGCCCCGAAATAGTGCGCTGTTTTGAGTTGTACCAGAACGCTGTGAAGGTGAGCGTATCGTGACCAGCAACGAACAAGCCAGCGAACTCCTAACGCTCATTGCGCTGTCGCTATTCCTGGCCATGGTGTTGTCGTGGTCGGCTATCATTGGAGGCTAGAATATGCCACGGCGGTCTGGAATAAATTGGAATTTACCTGATGGAAATCTGTCAACGGGTGACGCGCAACTCGCGGTACTGATGGACATTCGGGACGAACTGAAAGAGTTAAACAACAAACTCGCTTGCTTTCGCGTCCGCAGGATGCTCAACACGGTGCAGCGCATTGACAAGCGTTTGGCCAAAAGGTTGCCGCTCAAACAGCGGGGCGTTTGACAATTCCATAGCGCGAGCATAAAAAGAAAAACCCCGATACGGGCTCGACTCCGTACCGGGGCTAGAAGCGCACCACAGCTAGGGCCTGCGATGCTCGCTCCCACTAGCACAACCGCGTACGACATACAATCTTTTTGGGACGCCGCGATTGCACGCGGTCTTTTCCCCCTCGCCATAGCCCGGAACAGCAAAGCGCCGATCGGCGCGGGTTGGAATCTGTGGACGCACCCGATCGTGCACCCCGGCGCCGGCAGTGTCGGGCTCCGCTGCGGCGATAACGGCCTGACCGCATTCGATTGCGACCACGCGGACCCGCAAATATCGCAACGTCTGCTGGCGGCTTTTCGTTCCGTACTCGGCCCGAACATCCCCGTACGCTGGGGCCGTGAACCAAAATTCCTAATTCCGTTTTATCTCGTTGATGCGCCCGTACAAGGCCGCACATTTACATTTCCAGATGGCAACAAATTACAATTAATGGGCGGTCAGTTCGTCGCGTTCGGTCCGCATAAAGATACCGGCCAAGACTATCGCTGGGAAAACTGGAATGTTGAATGGCCTCGACTGACAACGGAGCAACTGCAAACAGTCCTGTCCGAAGTCCCGCTACGAGCTGGTACGTCATTGCGCTTCGCTGCCGATCATGAAACCGCCAGCGCCGATGAGCTGAAATACGCGACGCCGCAGACGTACGATGAATGGGGAGCCGGCCGCGAAGCTGCCGCACGTTATCTCGGCATGCTGAAGCACGAATTACTAGGCAAAACCGAAGGACGCGGATCTACAATCTTTGCCATCGTTGGCGTGCTGAAATTTGCCGAGCAACACGGCATGTGCACGCGGCGTGAAATCGAAGATGCCATCACCGAGGCCGGGCATAGTTTGGACGAAGGCATCGGCGGCCGTACGCTTGGCGAAGAAATAACGCGGCAGGACCAATTGCCGGTACTGCGCGGCAACCTGATTATGCAAGCAGTCATGTCGCGCCGTACGATGCTGCAAGGTTTGCACGACGCACAGACAGCGCCGACGCTGGCGTTACGCAGTGGCTTTGAAATATCCTTGGAGGACGACAATGCCGAGCTGCCATGGCTATTATATCAGAGGATACTTTGCGGCGAGGTTCACTTTTTCACCGGGCACAGCGGCGCCGGCAAGTCCGCGCTTGTTACTGATTTGGCCTTCCAATTTCTTCGGGGCCAAGCGTGGTTGGATGCTGACAACGAACGTACAAACGGTCATGTATTGTGGGTTGCCGCTGAAGACGACTACGGCACAGAACGACGCGTGAGGCACTTATTACGCCAAGAGCCAAACGCAACCGAGCTGGCATCGCGCTTCCACATGATACGCAGCATCAACGAGCCGCTGGCATTCGAGCAACAATGCGTAGCGCAGGTTCAAGCTATGGCCGCAATGAACAAGCGCGTCGATATAATTACGCTGGATACTTGGGGCGCGAGCGGTCTTTGCTTCGCCGACAATGATACCGAAGCCGTGCTGAAAGCCATGTTTATTCTGAAAAGCGTAGCGCGGCGTACGGGTGCGGCTGTACTTGTCACCGATCATTTACCGCTCGGCAACGAAGACGCTTGGCAAAAAGGCAACGGCGCCAAGTCTGGCAACGCTGGTTTTGTTTATCGCGTCACTGGCGGTCGCAACGATTACGTGTCAGTTGATTGCGGCAAGGCGCGCGGTGCTCCGAAGGCCAAAAGTTATACGGGTAAAATCGTTTCGGAAAACTACGGCAAAGACGTAAAAGGCCGTACAACCACCGTGAATATATTCAAGCGCATTTCCGAAGTCATCAAAGAGAACAAAGAACAGTCCGCCGTGCTCAGGCTTGCCGCAATACTGCCCGGAGTAACTGCCGCTGGTATGGACGCCTTGCGCGCCGGCAGTATCGTCCGATTCGATAGTGTGGCTGCCGAGATAGGCCATGCCGTTAAAGGCGAAGTGCCCGGCTATGTCGTCAGTAAGGATGCCGCTAAAAAGATGTTCGAGGATGGTATAAAGGGCTTGCTAGAGAGTGGACATTTTAGGGCCTTGTACGGTTATCCGTTTCTTGCTATTTTCCCGCCGAGTGGTAGTGTACGGCAAGAACTGACGATACCGTTTGTAATAGACATCCCGAAGGAGAGTTTTCCATGGCAGTGAAAGACGATCCGAAAGCCATTGCCAAATTACTCCGAGCCATGGCTAAAAGTGAACACGGTCAATGTTATGGGTGGCACGTAATTTTAAACGCTGCAGCAAATTTGCTGGACGCAACGGCAAAATAATGGGCATAGACGCAAACGGCGAATTTGATGGCATTTGTGCCTGTGGAAAAGCCGCTATGGATGGAATCAGATGTATCCTTGGTGCTACCCACATGCCTCTGAATCGTCAACCACACAAGCCGCGCTCTATGCCGTGGGAGACATCGTCTATTCCGGCCGCGAGCGCGGAACCGTCGTTACCGTGGACGCAGACAAGGCTACCATGGGAGTAGTTTGGGAAGACAGTGATGACGGCAAGCCGATTACATATCCGATGGACGCAGACTACTTGAGTAAGGAATTTCCATGGTAGCGTACTACAACGAAAAAGACCCGTTCGCAGCGGAATGGCTACGCAAATTAATTGCTGCGAACATCATCGCACCCGGCGACGTTGACGAAAGAAGCATTGAAGATGTTATTCCCATGGAACTCGCCAAGTACACACAATGCCATTTCTTCGCCGGCATCGGTGTCTGGTCTTACGCCATGCGCCGCGCCGGCTGGCCCGATGACCGCCACGGCTGGAGCGGTTCGTGCCCATGCCAGCCTTTCAGCCAGGCAGGCCAAGGCGCGGGGTTTGCTGACGAGCGGCACCTATGGCCTGCGTTTTTCCATCTTATCGAGCAGTGCCGCCCTGACATCGTTTTTGGTGAGCAGGTTGCGAGCCCGGACGGATTTGCTTGGTTCGACCTTGTACAGTCTGACATGGAAGGTACGGACTACGCCTTCGGGGCGCTCGATCAATGCGCTGCGGGCTTCGGCGCGCCGCATATCAGACAGCGGCTATACTGGATGGCCTACGACAACAGCGCGGGACTGGCCCAGCAACAGCGCAACGGAAGAATACCATTCGGAACGCTGGTCGCACTCCCGCGGGAAGGCGCTGAACGAATTAACGGAGCAACTAGCGGGATGGAACAGCACGTCGGCGTCGGACGGGAATGGCGGCAAACGTCCGCACCCGGATACGACAATGACGGGGCGGCACCCGAACGGCAACAAAATCAATATGGGGGTGTCATCGCAAGCACACCTAGCATTCTTGAACGTGCAGCCGGCCCGACTAACGGTTACTGGCGAGCTGCTGATTGGCTCCGATGCAAAGATGACAAGTGGCGGCCAGTTGAACCCAGCGCATTCCCGTTGGCTCATGGGGTTGCCAATTGAGTGGGACTTCTGCGGGGTTACGGTAACGCTATCGTCGCGCCGCAAGCGCAAGAATTTGTGAAGGCAGCCATGCAGTACATGCCATGAGTGATATAGAGGTTTTTCCCTGGGACCCGCCACAACGATCGGTGGAAGACACCATCGAATTGATACGAAACGACTTTGCGTACGCTGTTGCAAACACCGCGATTGTAGTACATTCCAACAATCCGGCGTTCGCCTTCATCGCCAACACGCAGCGGGGCCAGCTCGTACCGCGCGGGGAGGTTAAACTGTCGGACGGAACGACGGTTGAATTGCAGGATATCGGGATGTGCCAGCCCAACGTGCCTCACATGACCGTACAGCAGATCATGACGCGTATCTGGAAACTGGCGAGTGATTTGGGGTTGGAGATTGTGAAATGACAAAAGACGAAGTTATTAATAAAATTGTCACTGATCTAGCGTGGCGCGGGCCGAGCGGACGACCGATGAATTTTGTTTGTCTAACACGTGAACAAGCGATAGTCCTAATAAAGCCAGAGCCAGAAAAAGAGACTTCTAAATGACCGCATACTGGCCAACGGCTGCCGTAATGCAGCATCTGGACGGCTACCAGCGAGTCGGACTGGTAAACGCTTCGCTCGGCACGTCGCAACTAATGATGGTTGCCTGCCATATAACGCGACCAGCAAGATATCCGCCTGCACGTCATTGGCAGTCATTCAATCGAAAGGCGCCGGAATGCGTTGCGTTTACCTGAGCTACCCCGACTACGGCCAATGGACCGCCCTGGAGCGCGGCGGCTTTGTGGAAATGTGGGACGATTTCGGCTTTGTGATGGACGCGCTGCATTGACAGCGTACGGTAGCAGGTGTACAGAATAACAACAAGAATGTCGCCAACTTAGAGGTATTCCGATGCACCGACCGAGCGAATTTTTAGCCTGGGCCGTCGAGACATTCGGTCCGGTTGCCCTCAAGCGCAAAGAACGCCTTATGCGCTTTACTGAGGAAGCAA